TGTCCTCTTAGTTAAATGGATATAATGAATATAAGTATTAAGTCATTGATTTAAATACAGAAAGTGGCGAAATAATCGTCATATCAGTACCCATTTATGTACACACCCCGTTAAGCATGCCCCGCACTTCCGTACGGGGCATGTTCTTTACTCCACTCCCACTTTTTTGTTGTACTCGCGGTTAAACCGATCCACGGCAATTTTCATATCCCGCTCAACCGATTTCACCATCGCCGACTGTTGCGCCAGACTGAGAGTACTGTCGGCGTAAATGGCATCACGCTGTTTACGCAAATCCTTCAGTCTCTTCCGGGTATCCTGCATAAGCCCGTTCATCGACAATTTTCCGTTGTTCTCGTCAATGAACGCCGTTCTTTCTGCACCGGTCAGACTCTTCAGCTCTGCGTGATACTGCGCAACCTCTGTCATCCGGTCGTACATCTTCTGCTGGTCAGCATACGGCATCACCTCACCTGAAATTTTCCCCAGGAAGGGCACCTGCTGCTCCGGTATATCAATACCGTTCAGCGATTTCACCGCCGCATCCGTGGTTTTGGAAATGAAGCGCCCTGTCCCTCCGGAGATATAGTCAATCCAGTATTTCAGTGATTCCGGCGTGACATCCACCGCACCGGAACGGTACTGGCTGCCACCAGAGAACGCATTCAGCCAGGATGCAAACGCCTTGTACGCTTCTGGCGTTGAACGTCTTCCCAGCTGGCTGTCAGGTTTTGGTGTACCAAACGGCATGTTCTCCTGGTAAATCTGCGCCCCCATGAAGTTTTCGTTCATGGCAAGATTCGCAAACGGACGCAGAATTGTCGGTGCTGCATTTTTCAGCAATGCCCCGGACAGTGTTTCCGACGTTTCACTGCCCACAGGACTGAATGCCCCAAGCACACCACCAACAACATTACCGGCAGCACGTGAAGCGGTCAGGTCGCCCGCTGCCACCCCTTCGGCTGTGTGACCAAGCAGGAAGAAAACGTTGTACCCGTAAGGCAGAGGAATACTCCAGTACTCTCCGGCCTTGCCCCCGAACACCGATTTCATAATGACGAGGTTACGCTCTTTCACATGAGACGGCACCTTGTCATACCAGTTAACCCCGTCATCATCCTCCCCCGCAACACTGCGGTTAAGCGAGCCAAGCAGATAACCCGCTCCCACAGCTGCAAGCGCGATTTTCTGCGGTACATTGAGATTCTTCCAGCGAAGGCGCTCCAGTAACGGCCCGTCGCCATTAAGATGTCCGAGCGTTCTCACCAGGTTTGCGGTCCCCTGAATGCTGGCGTTGGCGAACATGTACAGCGAGTTCATCAGCGCTCCCTGCTCACCACGACGGTTAAAGTTCACCGTCATGTTTTTGGCAAGAGACGCCGCCTGCTGGCGTGACAAACCGGCATCACGGGCGTGTTTATAGGCAGAAAGACGCAGAGCGTTTTCAACCGCCCCGTTGGCATCCTCGACAAGGTTAAGGAACGAATTCCATGCACCGATACTCTGGCCTTTCCATCCTCCCTTCGCCAGCGATACAAGGCGATCCATTTCCTTCTGCTGGCCTTCAAGGTCACCCATGTTAAACCAGCCGGTTTTACCTCCGTCCTCAACAAACTCTTTCCACACCTTCTGCCACTGTGCACCTTTTCCCGTGAGGGTTTTACCACGCAGACTGGCGTATACGGCTGACATGGCAGAACGGCTGTCTTTCACCACAGCCAGGGCGGATAAGTTATCCAGCCCTTTCAGTTTACCGTCGCTCCTTCCCTGCTCCGCCTTCAGGTTCATCACCGCCGTCTGCACGTCACGGATGAAGTTACTGACCAGGAATTCCGGGTTATACGACGTGTTCACCGTTGCCAGGAAGCGGTTAACTTTCCCCAGCGTACGAACAAAGGCATTGCTGGTTTCCGGTCCCATATTCTTCATCGCACGCATCAGGCGCGGATCATGGAGTTTGATGTAGTACGTTTTGCCGTTCTTTTTGGTGGTGAAGTACCGGTCTGCCATCATTGCCATCGGTACAGGGCGTTCGACAACTTCGCGAATGGTTTCACCAGTTTCCTGGTCCTTGCGCTCTGCAATCGTCCGCATGGTATCCGGTCTGTCATCGGTGAATACCTGCCAGTAATCCTTGTCGGGATTATCCTGCACCAGTTTCAGGAAGGCGTTACCCACTTCGTTTTTGCGATGGCGGATCAGCGATTCGCTCAGGTCCTGTATCGCCTGAGTGGACGGAGACTGTGCCCGGGATGCACGCCCCATGGCTTGCCTGCTTTCACGTCCGCCGATGGTGAAGCCCTTACCTGTACGGGGCAGTGACACCACACCGTCAACATCCTGACCTTTCAGGGGAACGTAGTAACGGTAGGCGTTCTGCCAGGCATCCACCACACCGTTCTCTTCAAGTCCGGCCTCACGGATAAGCTCACGGCGACGGGCCAGCATATCGTCAATAATCCCTGCCAGACGGTCATACTGTGCCTGTTTGCCACTGTTACGTACACGCTGCATGATTTCCGCCGCTTCCGCGTTGGTCATCCCCGAACCGCCGTCCGGCATTTTCGGGTTGATTTTCGCGATATGCGCGTTACGTTCCGGCGCGTGACGGGCGTAGAGGTACTCATCCAGATCGGCCTGCGCAATTTTGTAGTCCGCCAGTAATTTAGCCAGTGGCTGAACGTAGCGCTCCTTCATCACGTTCAGGTCGTTTTCCGCCTTCCCGTGGAAGAGTTCTTCCGCCATATAAGCGTTGTTACTGTCGTCCACTTTGCCGCCAGTTTTACGGATATTCTCCTGAACAGCTTTCAGCACCTGGAATTTATCCTGCATCTGGCGCACAAAACGCGATGCAATTGTCTCTTCCGGTGTCAGACTGCTGGTACGGGAGTAATACGGCCCCTTGCGAATATCTTCAGGATAGAGTATTTTATCCGCAGAGCCGCGATAAGAATGTTCCCCTTTGGGCAATTGGAGCCCTCTGTGCAGAAGGTTATCGCGGCTTAATTTTTCTCTCCGGTACAACGTTAACCCGGTCATTTCCATACTCTTCAGTTTTTTTCCATTTTCTGTACCGTAAACAGAAGCTACCTTGTTGATTTCCAGACGCGACCGGACAGCCTTCATGTGTACCGCTGACACCACCGGATCACCATTTTTATCCACGGCATCAAGCAGCATCACAACCGCATTTCTTTCTGTCGCTGAGCGGTAAATTGCATCCGGATCGTGCATCAGTTCCGGTAGTCTCTCGATAACATCCATCGGCACCACATGTTTCACACCATTGGTGGCCTTCCGCACAGTATCGCGGGAAATAACCAGCGGCAAATCCGGTGCACCAAGGTGACGCAATACCGGCGGCGTACGCCCGATGTTTACCGTTAAATCTGTGGTGCGCAGAGATTTCATCATTCTGGCAAGGTCATCACGATAACGCTCGCCCTCACCTTCCGGCACTTTGAACGGATCACGTTTACCACTACGGGAGTACTGAGACGATGCGCCCGCGCCATCCTCACGCGGCGTGTAACCTTCCCGCACACGCTGGCCTAACGTACGGATGGTCTCGCGAACAAGTCTGATATCGTTCAGTTCCGTCGGCTTCAGTAACCCCGTACGACGCAGTACCCCTTTGACCAGGGCAACAACACGCTCCCATGCCGCCACGAATTTATTCGGCTGTTTCTCCGCCATATGTGCCAGAAATTCACCCGCCTGTACTTCCGGTGATTCCTTACCATAGGAAGCATCAACCTTACGCCAGGCTTCACGGATGGTGACGTTATCACTGTCGCGGGTTTTCAGCACGGTTTTGATAATCGTCTGATATTCCGCTGGTGTGACAACATGCTCCATGGCATGGTGAATGATCTCGTGACGCAGCTTCTCGCGAACGGTCCGCCCGTCAGGGATGTTATCCGCCACCAGGACAATTTCTCGTTTATCCGGACGATAGAATGCGTGCACCCTGCCGTAACCATCGAACAATTCACCCGCCAGCGCTTCAGCCTCTTTCTGTGACTTCACCACACGGACCTTCAGGTCACTGTCCTTAATGCCGCTCATCACGCCACGGGCAACCGCTTCAACCTGCGGGACCGGGCTGCCTTTGGCTTCCGCACTACGGTTAACATCCGAAATGAGATTACCTTCAGGTGTGCGGGTAACGCCCTTACGGGAATAAAACGCAACGCCCTTGTCCGTCTCACGGGTTTTCAGGGTGCGGAACAGGTGATCGAATGCCTCACGAATACCGCCATCCAGTTCCGCATTCGTCGGATAAGCGTAGGTGTTATCTGTGTTGTGCTCAGGTGCCTTACGGATATTGACCAGATAATCATTCTCCACGCCAGCCATACGCGCCTTATCCTGAACATAACGCTCAAAGGCACGTGCCGCCATTTCAACATCCGTTGACCAGTACGGTTTTGAGCGCACCTTATCGAGAAGCGCTGAACGACGCGGCATGTCACTGTTTTTAATGGCCTGAATCACACCTTTAAAAGCGTCGTAAACCTCCTGACGTACCGGATATTCAGCATCAACATACCTGCCGTCTTTAAATATGCGCCTGACACGCTGTGCTTCCGTCATAAAGTCGCCACCTGACGTAATTTTCCCGTCATTGGAAACGTCATAACGACCAAAATAATTATCCAGAGAATGGAACCATTCGTGCGCCAGCGCACCCGGTCCGTTACCTTTTGTCAGGTTGATTGCCACCTCACCTGACTCATAGTGTGCCGCCGCCTTACCCTTACCACGGGCACCAAATGCCAGGCCAAGACGACCGTTCAGGGAAAGCGCTTTTGTCGGTACATTCAGTACTTCCGCAAGGTCATGCAGCGAGTCATAAGCCCGGTTCAAATCAGCCTGACGACGCGGACCTTCCACGTAGTTACCAAACTGCACACCACGGAAACCAAACGCATCACTGAACTGCTCCGGTGAAACATTCCCCTTGCGGCGTTCTGGTCCGGTACGGTCGCGGTTGGTGGCGTTGCGCTGCTCCTCACGCGAAATCTCCCGCATCTCCTTCACATGACGAACAAGCTCATCACGATGTGAATCAATGTACTTACGCGCATCACTGGCTGACTTAAAGCCACCTCTCACCCGCATTTTGTTTTTACCGTAAGCGATAAAAATATCGCCACTGCGGGTATTCCGGTAAACGTCAAAGCGGATTTTGTCATCCGGTGACGGTGCTGTTTTTTCATCACCTTTCGCCTGTGATTTTTCCTCCTGCTCTGCAAACCAGACTTTCGCCTTTGCCAGTAATTCATCCCTGCTTTCCGAGAAAAAGAGGTTACTCCCCTTATTGTCCTTATTGCGCAGTGAATAAAGTTTCTGTGGCGGATCGTAACGCTTCCCTCCTGCCGCCTGATACACACCCGATACCACCCGATAAGCAGAAGCCCTGTCCATCTGTGAGGGTGGCAGAGTGCGTAACAGTTGCCAGGTATCCGCGTAACGGGAGGGCATTCTGCCTTCCATCCATTCTGCGAGGCGTTTCGCGCTGACCGTTCCGTTCAGCATTTCCGATACACTGTGTCGTACTTTTTTTATGCTCTCCCCCCAGCCTGCCGTATTGTGTTTCGTCTTCGCCGGAATATCGCTACGATACAGCGCTATCATTGCCAGGGTATCAGCATCAGCACCTTCGTTCGCCAGTTTTGCGTAGTCCGGTTTCGGGAACAGTTTGCTCAGCGGCTGCGTGGCATAATCCCTGTCTTCCAGCGTTTTACCCAGTGTTTCAGCAAGCTGTGCATAACGGTGTTTTGCCGCGCCCTTAATTTCTTCACCAAAGTCTTCAATTTTTTTGCCCCTGACTTCACCTCCGCGCACGGTAGCTTCCCTGTCAGTAGAGACAGTTGTTTCAGATTCAGGTGCGATTGTCTCAGGCTGCGGGATGTCACGATTTCCTCCGGCCTGTCGGCGTACTTCTGCCTGCTGTGCAAGCTCAGGCAGTGAGTCCCGTACAGTGCGGGGAAGTGATTCAGGCTGAGGCATACGAACATTACGCGCAATGTCAGGAGCCGGTAGCCCTTCACGTACCGGTGCTGTCGCGTTCTGCGCATCCGGTGACGGCAGACCACGACGAACCATGTCACCCTCGAGTGTTTCCCCCTGGCGACCAGCGGCGTTTTCCGGTGCCGGAGCTTGTCCTTTCTGGAAACTCTGGCCCTTAACCTCACCGGTTGTGGTAAAACGACCACCACGTCCGGCCTGATTTTCATCCGGCGTACGCGCCACTTCTCCCGGTAACGGATATCCCTGTCCGGGATGAATATCGCCGGGAGCGGGCAGGCGTGGACGCTCAGTTAACTCCTGTGCTGTCGGACCGGCATCACCTTCAGCCATCTGTGAACGTACAAGCTCCTCTGCCGTCGGCGCGTTGCCACGGGCAAGGCGGGCCTGTACCTCCGTATCATCCCCCGTGAAACCACGGAATCGCGGGTCACGCATGAACGCGGGCTGCTCCATCGGGTCAGCATCAGCAATACGCTCTCCGTCAGCCAGGGTGTTAATGGTTTCCGTTGCCACATCTTCAGAGAACGCAGGATTATCCATTTCAACGGCATACTGATTCTCGCCTTTCTTCACTACGGACGGTTTCAGGCCGGTGGCGGCGGCATTACGGAAAACATCACTCCCCATGGCGCTTTTCTCATCCGTGAAATAACGGTTGTCCGGGCGCACCTTCTCAATGCGTTCCGCTGGTCTGGACGCACCATTCCCGTTAATTTCAATGCGGACTTCATTCGGGTCCCGGAACCGCACCGTCGGGTAAATGCTCCCGTTACCATCCTCCGCATTTTCAGGCTGTGACTGTGCTTCCGGCGTCACTTCCTGTTGTGGGCGAATGACTTCTCGTATTGCCTGAAACTGTTGTTCTTCAGTCTCGGTGCGCCCCTCTTTCTGGCTGAGTCTGCGGTATTCCTCAAGCAGTTCAGAACGCGGCTTCGCCTTCAGCTCATTCATCACAGCCTGTCGCTTCGTCTGTTCGTCCAGTTCATTCAACAACTGGCTGGCAGCTTCCCGGCGATGAGCTGCGGATGCGTCACCCTCTGTTGCCATATCCGCATCAGCATACTGCTCCAGAAGCTGCTCGCGATTCATGCCCTGCATGGATTCACGCTGCTGCGCCACCGGATCAACAGATTCTGGTTGCGGGGCTGCGTCGTCCTGCTGCACGGTTTCAGCATCACGCATGGCGGTTTCTTCTGCGGCCTGACGTCTGCCACGATATCCGGCAACCGCACCGAATGGAGCCCCCATCGCAGCACCAAAGGCTGCACCTTCGATCGTTGCGTCAGCCACGCCCTCCCACGGTGACACACCCATTCCGGCGGTCTCACGCAATGCCGTGTTTTCCTGATAGCGTGAATAGCCGCCCTGCGCCGCATTAATCGCCCCCTGTTCCGTGGCATTTCTGACAATGCCGCTTTTAACGGTCTTCGCTGTGCCTCGTGTCACCAGATTAAACAGTTGTGCGTCACCCAGTTTTGCCGCCATGGCATTCACAGCCAGCAATTCAGGATCGGTTGCCAGCTGCGCGCGCACCTCATCGGCAACACGCTCTTTTGCCAGATCCATTTTCTGGCGATCAGTAAGCTGTGCGTGCTGCGGGTCGGCGTCAATGGACAAAAACGTCTGCCGGAATTTCGGTGACTGAGCCAGCTCAGCGTAATCCGCATGAAGAACAGCATCTGCCGCTACCATTGCACTCTGCCCCTGCGCGCTGGCTGTGGAATGGGTGATCAGGCCCGCCTGGAATAAATCCGGCATTTTTTTATCGACAGCTTCTGCTGCCAGTGCGGTAGCTCTTTCCGGCTGCATCCCTGCCGCGATGTATTTTTTCTCCAGCCCGGCGGTCAGCACTTTTCGCAGAGTGACATCACCCAGCTTTTTAGTCACACCGCCTGCAACCATATCCGGTACAAGCGCACCAATCAGGTTAACCCCTTTCGCTACCCAGACCGCTGAATCATCATATCCTTCAGTCATCGGTGTATTCAGCGCCCGCTGCGCCCCCGGCGACATCTTATCGGTCAGCCATTCATCCGATACTTTAGCACCATCACTGACAGCCTTACCGGTTACCTTCAGACCTTTACCGACAGTATCAGTCACCGCATTCTTACCATCAGGCAGAGTATCGATGACCTCATCAGCCCCCTTGCTGCCACCGGCAAAAATATCCTGAACAGTTGCGACACCCGGCAGCCCCATACGGCTGAACTCATTTAAAATACGCGCCCCTGTTTTTACAGGGCTCTGAATCATCGCATCACCGAGTCCACGGGCCATTTCCCCTGTTCCCCGGACGGACTGAGCAACACCTTTCCCCATAGTTGGTAATACATCGCTCAGGCTGAACGATGTGCTGTGATCAACAGCATTCTCCGGGTTGCTGAAAAAATCCTGCCAGTAATTTTCGCCCGGCTGCTTAATGTTCAGGCTGCTGCGGTTCCGGTTACCCAATTGTGCTTCAGGGCGCTGTTCATCTGAATAAGCCATACAGACTCCAGTAAAAAAAAAGCCCGACACGATGGTCGGGCGTAAGTGAACGAGATTAACGGGAAGTGCGTTACTGCCGCGTAACTTTACTTCATCCAGCCTCTGATCTCTTCGGCTGATGCAGCAGCGCTATAATTCTTCGCTTTTTCCTGTTCGGCTTTTTTATCCCGGAGGTGATTCTGGTACCAAATTTCCAGTTCCTTTTCACGCCCCGGTTCCAGCAAGGCTGGCATATTGGCGGCAGTCGCTTTGACAAACTCCAGTTTGACCGGATCGCCCTCCGCCCAGGTCTGCCCCTTCTGTAAAAGCTGTTCAAATTTCTGTTGCTGAATTTTCTGCTGATGTTCCGTGGAACCATGCACAGCAAAAAATTCATCCACCGCAGCCTGGGCATTACCACCATTCTTGATCGCTTCCGCTGCTACCTGGCTGGCTTCTTTCTGAATATCTTTCAGAGAAAGCCCCTCCTGCTTCGGCATGAAATAACCGTAATTTTTCGAAATTTCCGCGAATTTACTGCGATCCCTGACCTGAGCGATAGCCTTATCAACGGGTATCGCCAGCACGGTTTGATCATCAAGGTGCGCACTGCCGTATTCTGTTACAGGTTTATGCGCGGTGGAGCCATCGCTGTATGTGAGATCAAGGCCGATAAGTACGTACCCTTCCTGTTGTGCCGGTACAATACTGCCAATCCTGGCCTCTTTTATCGTCTTTTTCCCTGTTGAATCAGGCATGCCAATACGCTGTTGCAGTTCCGGGCCAAATACCACGGAAAGCGCATCAAGACTTTCCGGGGTATTGAGTGAAGCGGTCGCCCTGTCCGGCTTATCATCAAAGATTTTTTGCAGGTTGTTCACGGCCTGACCCGCTTTCGCTGCATAGCCTTCACTTGACATAAGAGTTAATGGATGTCCCTTTGGTAACTGCCCGTAAATACGCATTGCAGCCTCCTGATCGCCAGCATCAATTGCTTTTCCAAGCGCTGTCATTAATGGCTGGCTGTGGGCAATCATATCGTTATACTCAAGCCGTCGCTGGTTGTATTTCTGCAACTGGAGTCGCTGCTGCTCCATACCCAGTGACGCATTCCGGTAATTCTGGTTGGCGGTAAACTCCCTTTCCTGCAGTGCATAATTGCGATCGTCGACTTTGGCTCTGTAATCGAAGTTCCGCTGATCAACATCTTTATTATGCTCAAACTGCGACTGCGCAAATTCAAAATCGCGCTCGTTATTTTTCTGTTGCTGAGCAAGTTGTGCTTCTCGCAAACCAAGCTCCTTACGACGGGTCATTGCCTGGTCAACCGTGCTGAATCCGGCAAGTAAGCCCTGTGCAAATCCGCTCATTCACCACTCCTTAAAACAAAGAACCAGCAATGCCGCCAATTACTGCTCCAGCAACAGCACCAACAGGACCACCAACGGATGCGCCAATAGCCGCCCCCGTACCAATGCCCGTACCGATATTCTGCTTGTTCTGCGCTTTCTGTTGCGCCGCCATCTGTTTGTTCGCAGCCTCAATTTCTTCACGTCGTCTGTCTGCGTCACTTATTCCCTGTAATGCCTCACGCCGCGACTGATTTGCAATATCCAGTAAACCGTATCCCATATTGCCCCCTTACGCTGCCACCAGTTGGCCGCCAACACTCAGTTTCTGTCTTGCCGGTGCAGAAGCCCCCGTCAGAATATTCATCTGGCGATCCTGTTCGGCTTCACGGATACCATTTTTCGCGCCAGCAATTGCCAGGGCATTACGTAACCCCAGCGTATTACTGTCGGGATTATCCGGGCGGTTTACCCCGTATCTCGCCATCTGGTTATCCTGCGCCATCTGCGCTGTACGGAGACTGGAAGTGGCAAGGCCTCCCACCCGTGCAAGCTGTGCATTCATCAGACTGTTGTTCTCCCCAAGGTCAGCCAGCCTTGCTACACGGGGTAAATATCTGGTGCGCCAGTCGTCGTATTGCTGGCGGGTCAGCGCTGCGGATGTCTGCCAGTCCCCCTGAGGGCGGGCTGCTCCGGTATAACCGTATCTTGCAAGTGTTTCGTATTTACCGTACTCCATAATCACAGTCTCCAGTTCTGAGCCTGATGCTGAATGGCATTAGCGCCGGTGCCAGGTGTTTTAGCACCGCCACTTCCTCCGCTACCGCCAGCCTTATGCATCGCATATGCACCTGCCGCACCCAGACCAGCGCCAACAAGAGAGGCTCGCCCCTGCTGTTTCGTAAACGCCGCCTGTGCATCCGATTTAGCTTTTGCCAGACTGCTGTCTGCCAGAGAGTTAAAACTCTGTAACGCATCCGCCTTCTGACCAGAACCGAGAGCAGCAACATCCTGTAGCCCGGCAACATACTTATCTGCCTGCGATACCTGCCCCCGTGTGGTTGTGTCAATCTGCCCGGTTACCTGGTCACTCTGGTTCGCATTCATTACCGCATTAAAACGACCACTGGATGGGTCAACGCCGGACTGAGCAAGATTACCCGCAAGCTCCTTCCGTGCTTCGCCAAACTGTTTCTGATACCCCAGATTTGTGGTGCCAGCAATATTGTCGTACTGCTGCTCACTGTTCAGGTCATCGACCTTTTCCATGAAGTTATCTTCAGCCGGGCGGAGGATATTTTTGTAATCCTGCCACCCTTTCCAGGCCACTTCTTCCTGTGCTATTTGCGCTGCTGTTGGTTTTACTTTGGTATCACCACCGCCTTTACTTCCACCCATAATGGCCCCCTGGATAACAAAAAACCCTGCCGGAGCAGGGTCAGAATGTGAATTACAATGTTGGTTTAAACACAATGATGAAAACTGTAGCAGTCAGACCGCTATCCTGAACACCATGAAGCCATCCTCATCATCCGGCATTCGCTCAAAGCCCAGTCGTTTTCCCAGCCGGATAAATCCCCGCCTTGCCGTATGGAACTCAGCCCAGCGTCCGCCAGCCAGATGGGTTAATGTCTTCACCTCCGGCAGGTAACGCTCAACGCTGTTACTCCCCGTACACACGCCCAGCAACACCAGAACATAAGGGATACCATCAGCACTGAGCACAGAACGCAGCACCAAAAAGCCATCAGGTGCCTCAAAACAAAACGCCTGCTTTTTAAGGCAGGCGTCTTTAACTTCATTCATAAATTCAGGGTTGCGGGAATTTCTCACAACACGCTGCATATACCAGAGAATTTTATCGTTCATTCTCTCACCTGAAACGGGTGCCATATCGGCTGAACCTCAGCAACCAGTTGACGGGGACTCTCGTCCCCGTCGCGGTTTTCCTACTGCTTACACTGTAAGAACGCCGCAAACTCCGCTCCCCACAAATTCAGCCGGAACTCACACAGTGAACCGTGCAACATCCAGATGGTGAAGATAACCGTCATGCAAATTGTGACGGTGATAAGCGATTTTTGCGACATAGCGCTTGACTCCTTTTACAGAGAGGCGCTAACCTTCTACTTGCTTAAGGTACGAAGTGTTAGGGCCTCGGGTTAACGTTAAGTTGACTCGGGGCCTTTCCACATCAGGCCTTCAGGTTCACCCTCCAGCCATCAGCCGAAAGGCACCCACGCATAATTTACGGTTTTTGCCCTGTACGGGCAATAAAAAACCCGCCATCACAGCGGGTAGTAAACGGTTACCGGATACAGGTCAGAATTTCAGGCCAATGCCAGCAGTAACGCCACTCGTGCGCCAGTCGCCAGAGCCGGAACCTTCGTAAGCCACATCCAGTGTAACACTCTCATTCAGGTTAAACTGTGCACCTGCAGCCCACGCAAGGGAGGTTTTTTTCGTGCTGTTGCTTTCAGAAAATCCGCCACTACTGTTAATATTGTCCTTAATTTTCAGGTCAGCGCTAACTTTAGCAACGCCCATCCCTGCCATCGCATATAAACTCATGTACTGATTAACCCGCCATGAAGGCCCCGCTAACAGACTCCAGTAATTCGCCCTGATATCCGTTCTGGCAGAAGCTGCCGGATTCTTAATCTTCCTGGTATGATCGGCTGACTGCACATCAATAAATGTCTGTGAGTTAGTGAGAGAACGCGTCCATGTAAAAGAGGTGATAACGCCAAAATCATCCGTTATCTCGTAGCGATACCTGATATTAATGCCCTGTGGATTTTTATCCTTGCCTTCATATCCACTGACCCGACCATCTGTATATTCGCCCAATGAAGAAAAGTAGTTTCTGTTGACGAAATGACTGAAAGTCTCCCTGTTATGAGCAGTCGCATCCTTTACAAAATCCTTCAGTCCCGGAAACTGAAAGTGCGCATACCCCAGAGAAATTGTATGCTCTCCTTCTGCTGCATGTGCAGATAAATTTACACAGGCAATCCCGGAGATTGCACACACAACCAGTGTTGCTATACTCTTCATTTAAGATATCCTGTATTCAGATAACACGCTAAACTTTTTAATAATACATCTTTTTAGACATTTTAAATGAATATTAAAGACTCGCTTCAACTAATCATATACTGATGTATTAATAACCAGGACCTTATCTATATACGGCTTTCGAATATCCCATGTTGCACCACCGGAATAATGCTCACAGGAATATATTTTATTTCCTGTAGCACCAGTGGATGTGGTATAAATCGGTCGATCATAAGGAGTTCTTTTCCAGTTATAATACCCGACCAGTGCAGGCATGATTGCGCATGGATATCCAAGGTCCTTTTCAAATTTGATATCAACAGGTATTAACTTCGCGTCAAGCAGCATCATTTCGCCATGATAAATCATCTCACCGTCCGGGTTATACATGGCGATACCATACTCAGAAGGTGGAGTAACCATATTCGCGAAAGCATAAACCGTCGTAACACCAGGGTTCGTTCCCCTGACAATTACATGAAGCCTTAGTGCATGATATCCATCAATCTGTTCATGCGTGTACATGACATCGGCCTTCTTCTCTGTTCTGATAAAGAAAAAACAACTTTTGCCTGACGGGATTGATGTTTTAAAAAAAGACTTTTCAGTCGCCGGTATGGTGCCTTTGTTGATCAGACACTGCGGCGTAAAACCTGGACTTATCCATACGCTGCCATCCGGCTTCATAATGCTCAAACCGTACATAACACTTATCCCCAGAATGTATAAATATAAGATCCCATACCCTGCTCAAGATTCGACCACGTCACCGTATTGTCATTAATGGTTATCTTCGGTACTTTCCGATCCGCAAATACATTATTCCAGGGAAATAAACAACATACAGCCTGCAATGATTTCCCGTCGGGTTTATTAGTGTACGTCTTTGAGCCAGACTCCGCTGTAAATCTGTCCAGGAAAAATACTGGAGTCAGCACGCCCGTAACATTAACGTTATTTCTGTTATAAATGGCAAAACCGTATTCCAATACTCACCTCCTGATCAGCGTAATCTGCCTATGCGAACAGCCAGTCGTCCATTCTGGTCATAAACCTCAATTTTATCATTGCGGATCACCAGTCCTACATTCTGATTAGAGTAACGAATTGTCAGTTGCCCTTGTGACGTAACACTGAAAAGGCCTCCAATATTCAGGTTACCCTGAGAATCAACCTGAAAGTTTCCGTTCTGAATAACGGCACTCCGGATAACTGGCGAAGTGATACTTACCCCGGCTTTTACCTCATCCGCCACAACCTTCCGCGACACCAGTGTTTCAATCACCGCGTCATAAATCATCGCTTTCGGGATCACTACCTTGCCACCTGATACCGCAAACGGATAGGCTGTGTTATCCGGATTATTCGGGTCAAAGACAAACAACTGCGACGCAGAAATTGCAACCTGACTTACAGGCCTGCCTTCACTGTCTTTTCCGGCGACAATCCCGATCCCCGCAGTGATACCATCAACTCCCGCTTTTTTTGACCACATTGCAAGAAAAGCTTCACCGCCTTCTTTATCCAATTTAGTGATGCGCTTGTCGACCTCATTAAGCGATTCACTGGTTGACGAATCCAGTGTGCTAATGCGGGTTTCAATACCACCAATCGTTCTTGTCGTTTCTTCCCTGAGAGTCCCTACAACTTCGGTTGTCTTAATTGCAGCATCCTTTACAGCCTGCCCCTGCGCGTTTTTTATTTCTTTACGCAGCTCGGACACAACCGGCGACTTTGCAGCCTCATCGCGGATCTGGTCAATGATGGCCTTCACGCCGATCTGTGTTTGTGCCTGAGTGCCTTTTTCAGCATTCCATGGACCTTTCACTCCTGCCGCGTTAACAAAACGTATCCAGTAAAATCCCGACCAGCCAGGGTCAACCGGATCGCCGTAAACCTGCCCCGGCGTCGTGGCAACCAGCACTGCATCAGCAAGGTCATCCTCCGTACCCCGCCAGATTTCAGTCAGTGAATGTCCGCGATAATTAGGCATATCCCATTCAAGAAGAACCGAGCCAAATCCACCGGTCGCCTTAAAATTCAGCGGTTTTGTGGGAAAATCAACAGTCATTAAAGTACTGTCAATCTCAATACCCGGATTCAGTGCATATGAGGCACCACCCGATGTTCGACGCCGGGCGAGTTTAAGACCAACCAGTTCCTCACGGGTCACAAATGCGTGACGTCCGTCACCACGCTGCCCGGTGCCAATTTCCATATTCTCCACAACAGTGGATAAATCCTTCCCCGCACGCCACGGTTTTCTGGTCATACCGGCATCTCCGACATTGATGTACTCAGGGTTATTCGTTCCACCTGCCCGAATCCGGATACCATCACCTGCCAGTTTTGCCCGGTTGCTGCCGGAAGTCTCACCACACTTCCCTTAAACGTACCCGGCGCAAAATGAATCACAGGAACATCATCAGCCATAATGGTGATCCCCACCCGCTCAGGCGCCGGAGATTTCACCCTGATACAGGAAAAAGAGGTTCTTTCAGGTAATGAAAAAATTTTTGAATGCCACCTTATCGTGGAGGGCAGAGCCCCCCCGGCAAGCACTGACATTTTGTCTCCTGTCACCACGCGCATCATATCTTTCGCGAGATCAACCCATGCGCAGTCAAACGGTGTACTGAGATAACGGATATCCATGTTCACCGGACTGAATACAAACACATCCTGCTTACCATCCGGTTTCGTGTAACAGGCAATGTATTCACCACGCCAGGGATAAGCCACAATGGAGGCCGGATTAAACTGACTCTGCCACTGTTCCGGTGAAACAATCTGTTCCGTCGCCAGCGCGACATTACCGTTTGCATCAACAGACACCAGGCCATTTGTTCCTGCATACAGCACAAAACCCTCCATCGCAACCATACTCCGCCTGCTCAGACACGCCTGCATTGAAGGGATTTTGGAACCAGAAATTGTGGACGGTGATACCCCACTGAACAAATAAGGCTCCCCCTTTGTCGCCACCACCAGTGACGTTCCCAGCGGACAGATAGCTACAATATCTTCTGCCGTCGTGTGACGATTCACTTCCGGCCATGCATACGGCAGATACGCTTCCGAAAACATCACTTCATTACCGGCAAACCCGGCGGCAATACCGTTAGCCATCAGGCAAAGGCCTGTCATATTCTCTGGCGGCGGCAGGTAATCCCATGTCGCCAGGGAAGGCCCAAGGTTTTTCGCCGGTATTTTGTCCGTGTAACTGAGCACGGATGCATCCAGTTCAGCCACAAGTAAAAAATCCGCCTCCCCTCCACCTGATGCAGAGCGATAAATCCGGCGACGTTTAATACTGGCATTCTGCAATGGCACCGGAGCCAGCGTCAGTTGTACCGCAGTTCCCGGAGTACGGAGTGTTACCTCCAGAGACACCGGACCTGGCGGACCTTCTTCACCATAATCTGAGACAAAGGTTTCCGTATAAAACCGGGTTTCATCATCATTCGGGTTATCGTCAGAAACATCACCGCCCTGCTGAACAGTACAGACAGGAGCTGTCGTCGGCGCGGGGATCCCCAGACGATACGATGATGTCGGGTGATTCCCGTCCCCTTTTGTGGCAATAGTCGCATCCGTCACTTTAGGAAAACGCCCGTCAGTGTAGTAAATACGCCCGTGGGGGTCCTGAGCGATCGGACTGCGGATCACATCCACCACATCCGGCCATGCAAACCAGAAATCGTCACGGTAATGAAAAATTGTTTTTGGCTTAATTGTGAATGTTTTCTCAACCCCGGATATCTGACGTTCTGGTGTAATAACACCAAACCGGAAATGGCAGTCCTCCGCCAGTACAGCGGAATGCTCGGGCAGCATGGATGTCACAACGCGCGGCATCATCCCACGCATCGTGGTGATATCGATATAGGGCATAGAAATTCCTTTGACTGCTTCAGGCTTAAAAATCAGGGGATTTATGATGGAATTCGCTAAAATCGCGATCGGCATCACTGAAACAAAATGCCTTGCATGACATTCTGATGATGACTAAATAACTTCATTGATTATTGCAATTTTCTTTCGGTTTGGGGGAGCATATTGCTCCCCTTTTTTCACTGCATTATCATTGCCGCTGTAGCAACGAGAAGCATCACTCCGCACACGCAAGATGTTTCACACTCACACCATACAGTCCATTTTTCGCCATTCCCGTATACAGAAAGCTATTCACTGTCTTCGTGTGAATTCCCATTTCACTGGCAAGGCGACATCATGTACCCCTTTCAATTTTTCCAGATTCAGCTGAATAAAACGGCGTCCCTGATACATACTGCGCATTAAATGGCCCAACTGACTATCACAGATTATTAACCAGGATTCTTTACTATCCAGAATAATCCTGCGATTTTCCGGCATAAAAAACTCTTGAACCAGAATTACACGGCATCCTTCACTCCATCGTATTAACATGTTTATTACTTCACTCTCTAATAACCCCCCCTATACATGACAACAAAAACCGGAGCCGGGCTCCGGTTTTGTGAAGCTGTCGGCTATTTCATCCCGCCAATATTTTCCCACGTCCCGTCAGCACGCAGGATTTGCAGCGGTCTTACCACACACTGTATCTGCTTTTTATCCGCATCCAGTATCACCACCTGCGTGATTACCCTGTCCTGCTCCGGGATAATGCCATTCTCATCTGACTCCAGAATGTCTGCCGGTCCCAGTCGCAGCTGTGCTGTAAGTAACTCCCCGTCTTCACGGTCATCATGCTTTCCGCAACCGCACAGACGCTGCATAATTTTTTTTAATATGTTCATGTCATTCTCCTGTTCTGCCTGTATCACTGCCCACTTCATCCAGCCCCTTAACATCCTGCCACGGCCCGTCACCAAACCTGACCTGCAAATGCTGAAAAAAACCCTGAACCCGTGTGGCATCTTTGGGGGCAAGAAAGGTCAGTCCGGTGATGAGTGCGCCATCTGTATCCGGGAACCAGCCATTGCTGTTTGTCTCAATAATGTTTCCCGGCCCCAGACGAAAACGGATTTGTGTCTCCCCCGGGTCGCCCTTCGGTCCCTGAGGTCCGGCTGCCCCCACCGGGCCAGCCGCACCTGTTTCTCCTTTCGGTCCCTGTGGGCCTGCCGGGCCTGCCGCACCGGTATCTCCCTTTGGACCCTGTGGACCTGCGCTTCCCGTCAGACCGGTATCTCCCCGCTCTCCCCTGTCGCCTTTCGGCCCCTGCGGACCTGCCGGACCTGTATCTCCTCTCGGTCCCCGTTCACCGGTTGCCCCGACAGGGCCGGTGTCTCCACGCTCTCCCTTATCACCCTTCGGCCCCTGAGGACCTGCTGGCCCCGTGTCCCCTTTATCTCCTTTCGGACCGGGAACACCACCTCCTGCTGCAGCCTCTTCTGCCTTTGTTTTCGCTTCATTTGCCACATCCATTGCCGCTTTCACCGCTTTCGGGGTGGCAGCCTTCGTTTCATCATCACTGTCCGTTGCGCTGCTTAACTGCACAATTCCCTTCTGTGCCGTCGTTGCATCAGCCACATTTGCAGCGCTGCCTGCCGGACCTGGCTCTCCACGAGGTCCCTGAGGTCCGGTCTCTCCTCGTTCGCCTCTCGGACCTGCAGGACCAGGTTCACCTCGGGGGCCAGTCTCCCCACGCTCACCTCGTGCTCCCATCGGTCCCTGAGGTCCGGCTTCTCCTCGTTCGCCTCTCGGACCTTGCGGGCCTGCAGGACCTCCCGGATCACCTTTCTCGCCTTTTGGCCCCATATCCCCCTGGTCCCCTTTAGGCCCCCGCTCTCCGGTATCCCCCTTCAGGCCTGGTATTCCCTGCGGTCCTCGCTCCCCCTGTTCGCCCTTCTCACCACGCGGACCAGCGGGCCCTACAGCCCCCTGAGCACCAACGTCACCACGCTCACCTTTCGGCCCTGTGGGCCCTTGAGGGCCCACTGGACCTGTTTCGCCTTTAGGACCGACATCCCCCTTCGGACCAGTTTCTCCCTGAGGCCCCCGGGGCCCCCGTGCATTCTCAGCCATACGTCTGGCCTCTTCAGCACTGACAGTGGCAGCCTCTGCCCGCTTAAGGATCTCTCCGGCGCTCTCCTGCGCCAGCCTGGCCTTTTCAGCATGCTGTCTGGCTTTTTCTGCATCAGCTCCGGCGGCTTTTTCAGACTCTCCGGCACGGGTCGAGCTTTCCTCTGCATTCCCCGCTGCTGTGACTGCACGGGTCGCAGCCTCAGTGGCATCAGTCGCTTTTTGTCCGGCTTCAGCCGCCCTGCTGGTTGCCGTCTTTGCACTGTCAGATGCACTCTTCGCACTGGCTGCTGCACTTTCTTTTGACTGTGTGGCCTGAGTGTTTTTTGTCGCCGTGTCTTCATTCAGGCGACGAATAGTGGCAAGGTCATCAGCCACATTATTCTGTATCTGCCGGAAATCTGTCAGCAGTTCTCCGGGTATGCTAACCTCAACAAGACTGCGGCGTAACAGCATATTGAGCGTCACCGTACTTTCGGTCCCCTCAATACGCACACGTCCGTAGACAGCAGTCTTCCCTTTCACCGTCACCGAAACCGCATACTCCCCCGGATCCATCGTCATTCCGTAATATCCACCTTCACGGGTCACTGCCGACGCACTGGTGCCGCTGAGCGCATCCGGTGAAACTGTCAGCGCCGTCAGGGTAATATTTGCTCCTGATATCGCCTCACCATCAGGAGATTTCAGCGTCCCCGAAACAACAACACTCACACTCCACCTCCGTTAAACACTTTTTTACGGGCAGACAATGCACTGTCTGCCCCCTGTTTGATCCCAAGTTGCTCAACAAAACTCTGATAATGCTGCGCAGCCAGCCCCGATTCTGCGCCACCGGCAGCATCCTTACTGAAAGCGCGAAACAACATCCACTCCACCAGTGGGTTAACATAAGCCTCTTCCAGTGGAACTGGCGTATCATCGTCCTGCGTCAGAACATACACTGCCTCCGGTATCCGGCTTACCACTGCATCAATACTTATCTCTTTGTCAGGAGCAGGAAACAGCCAGAATACGCGCGGGGACAGGTCGTTGCTGATAAAACATTCAGGAATACCCTTCATTGTGGGCCACTCAGGATACTGCGCATCCAGCACCTCCCGGGATAATGGTCTGACTGCACTACCGTCACTGAGGCATATCACGTCAAGAAGTTGTATTACACCATCGGGCAAAACCTGACGGGCGCCAGGAACACAACTTATTGTTTCCAGGCTTGCGCCAGCATCCGGTCTCGCCAGAATCACTGCCCTCACAGCATCATTGTAATAATCGCACAATTCCTGCAGGGGCCAGCGAACCATCATCGGGTCAACCAGTTGTGTATTCACACGTCCGATGATTTCTGTAATCGTCGTCATCAGAAAAACCTCTGCCTGCGTACAGGGTTGCGGTATGAAGAGTACGGGCTTGTCGCCAGTGTATGACGATATGCCCGACGGATCCCCTCAGAAAACTGCACAGAAAAATACTGTGCGCGTAACGGATCTGACCATGAAACACCAGTCTGCATGAACAACCGCTCAAGTGCCCCCGCAGCCACTTCTTCAGGCCATGTGAGGAGTTCATCCGGTATCTGGCTGCGTCCGGCTTTCGGAGCGACGGCATAAAGCACGCTCACCTCACCGGGAGAACAGGCAAATCGCAGGGAGCGTCCGGAGCTGATATCCACATCCCGACCGACAAAAAGCTCATGATTATCGTCAGAGATACGGATGATATGAACGCACTCCTCATCATCTTTGTCATACGGAAGCACGATTTCTTTTCCTGCTACTGGTACAACAGTAACCTCCCGACGGCACACCAACGACTGGCGGCTGAATGCCACGGCAGCCATTGACAGAGCATCCGTCATCATAATGTTCAGTGGACCGCTGATATGACGACGGACATACGGTAAAAAATCACTCAGTTCCGCCATGCTGTTCAGTCTCCGCAACACGACGGCGAAATGCCTCACGCACCCGGATACGGAATGCCTCAGCCGTTTCTTTCGGGTCTTTGTGAATATCCAGCTCTTCTGCCTCACACAGCGTCGCCAGCCGTGCTGAGGTGAGCTTACTTAAATCCACCTCCTGCCCGTTAACAGAAACAACAAAACTGTTCTCCGCTTCTGCCAGCGCAGCAAGCACTCTTTCCTGCGCCTGCTGTGCCTGCCGCAACTGCTCATTCTGTTGTTGCTTTTTCAGAACATCATCAAGCTCTTCATGACGAACCCAGACATCCGGAAACCCCAGCAGTTGCCAGGCCATCGCGCTGTCAACATGCACCGGCTCAAGACGTGGGAACAGCGTGCGACTTCCGGTAATGGTGTCCTTTTTCACGGGTTTTGGGCCGATATAGACAACGGCAATTTTCTCACTCATATAATTCCCCGGATAAAAAGCCCGCATGACGCGGGCCGGAAGGTTTTAATCAGTATCCCACCACGGTATAACGCAGCAGAACATTCAGGGTGCCGGTTGCAGCGGCAGTCTTAATGGTGACAGTAACCAGCTCCCCGTCACGCTGTGTGGTGTACGGCTCCACTGGCACATATCTGGCAAATTTTGCAGAAACAGCTTCGCTGTTATCGATGAGAGCATGCTCACCGGACTTAATGCTGACGGTTGCAGTACCCAGACCACCCGTTGAAACCAGTTGGAGTGAGTTGATACGGATGCCCACTGGCAGTGAGAGAAGATGAATAACACTGTCCGCTTCCGCAGCATTCACCGTAAATACGCCTTCTGCCACCGACTCATTACCGTGCGTACCCGTATAGACCCGTTCACTCAGTGACGGGGCAAGGATAGTCTTTGCCATAATTAATGACTCCTGAAAAAGCCGGGCGAAAACCCGGCATAGGGAAAGGAAAAAATCAGAGCTTCACTGCTGTATCAACGGCAATCACGCCGTGATCCTGCATCTTGCCGCTCTTCTCGGGGAAACGGATTTTTTTCAGACCGTTGATCCAGCTGATTGCTATCTCAGTACGGTTATCCATATCCGTTTTCTTCTCAACCATGTTGAAGTGACCGCCCGCCTTCTGACCGTAAGCATTTGCCAGCGCCTGAGCCCCCAGTAACATGGCGCGGTCAATATTGGTTGCAGCAGCGACCTCTTTCGTGGTTGCCGTCAGGTTATTCTCTGATACCAGAACCTTTGACCCCTGATAGAAACGGATCGGCATACCCGCATACTTACGAACCAGGATATTGCGCCACATCGCACATTCACCTTTGAACAGCGGATGATTAAAACCTTTTGCACGGTTCACGGCACGAACCATCATCTGGTTCCAGTCCTTACCGGACGTCGAGGTGTACCAGTCATTCCACTGACGCGGCGTGACGTACAGGACGTAATATGGATCTTCTCCGTGAAGTTCATCACCGGACAGACGAACCGGCTGTAACGGATGCGCCATTTCGTCAATGAACAGGGAGAGATTGTCCACCAGGCCAATAGAAAAAATATCTGCCGCTTCAATCTGCTCAAAGCTTGTCGCATCACCGCCAAAAAAGTGACGGTCATGTGTCGGAGGCAGTACATCGTTGATCATGATTTTTTTGAATTCAGGGTGCTCCGCTGTCGGCAGAATAGTGTCGTCAGCAACAAAATCACCACGAGCTCCAGCAAGATGCACTATCGCACACTGGTCCTGCAGGTCATTAAAGTACGTCCCCAGAAGCGTTCTGGCTGAGGATGCCAGGTTAAACTTCGTGCGCTGCTGACTCATACGTCCGCCTGCATCCACCAGGTGACGTCCCTGATTGATTTTCAGGGAGAAGTCAGCATGGCTGAGATCCTCACCACGACCTTCAACACGCTCATCTCCCATCGTCGGACGTTTTGAGAGTTTGTGCATGATGCTGAAGGTCACTTCATCACCGGCCTGTTTGTTAAGGTCTGTGATACGGACAACCGGCGCACCCGCGCTGGTCTGCTTCGTGCTTTTCTTGTCCGGCGAAACCGCTTTTGGCGCTTCCTGCTGTTCAGTGAGGATATTTACCATCGAGCGGTTGCGGTTGGCAGCGGTAAAAAGCGCCACCTGATACAGCTTATTCGCCTGGGCTGATGTTACAGTCGTCATTACTTCAGTTCTCCTTCAGTAAGTTACCCGAGCTTCTCCAGAAGCGCGTCTATTTCAGCATTCGTCATACCGCGCATAATCGCCTCTGCCTCTGAATGAGAAGCGCCAAGTAACCGTTCAAAATTATCACCGGTTCCGACGGAAGCCGTGGTGCCTAAATCTGACGGGGAAGCAGGTACTGCCTGCTCCTGTTCAGCGGTCTTCACTTTCTCTTCCGCCGTTTTCCGGATATCCGTTTTGTCTGCCTTGTTGTCAGCAGACGACTCACTGACTTCACCGAAAGCAACCTGCGTACGACGGGCCACTTCAGCGAAACGTTCAGTGAGCGTTTTGTCTTTCCATGCGGGGTCATTCTGGAGCTTCCCGTCGATGGATACAGCAACCGAGAAGCGATCTGGATCGGACTCCTGCCACGTTTTCAGCACCGGCACGGCATTCATCGCATCAAGAACCGGTGATAAATCCTCACCACCATTACCTTCTGCCTGCTGTGCTGATTGCTGAACACGGGACTGGAGATAGTTATTTTTACGGATGAGCGAAGCCACCGCGTCACCAATTTCCGGATACATCTCCCTGATACGGGCAATCTGCTCATCAGAAATTTTTTCGTTTTCCGGTAACGGTGTGGGCTTCATACCGGCCTGGTGGATCTGAGACGTCAGCAGTTCCACCCTGCGTTTTTCTTCAGCTATCTGCCCACGAAGAAGTGCGGCTTCCTGTTCGGCCCGTTGCTTACCGGAACGTTCAGCCTCAAGGACTTCATAGGGAATGACGTGTTTACCGTCGCGGGTGAGCACCCCCTTCGCTTCCGGCTCCTTCACGTCCTGCGTCTGCTCCACACTGGCATCCGGCGTCGGTGCCACATTGTTATCGCCCGTCTGAGTCTGTGCTTCCTCATCCGCATGTTTTTCCGTGGTATCTTCCGTCACGACGTCCTGTGCGTGACTGTCAATATCCACATCCCCAAGTCCTTCCAGCATTTTTTCCAGTTGTTCCGGGGTTTCTTCACCCGTAAATTCAAAATCCATAAATAACTCCGCATGGTCTGTTTATCGGACAGATCCGAATGGTTGAGTAAATAAGGCTTATCGCTGCCCCCGCGAATAAGCGCACCGCTCCCGGAACGCTTACCTCCGGAAACAAAAAACCCCGTACGATGACGGGGTTCAGTTGAAGCCAGAGTTTTCAGAGCGACATTTCATTCATCCGCTGTTGTAACGTATACAGCATCTGTTGCTGAAGAACGTCCTGCTCCTGTTCCATATTCTGTACGCCGGTAATGATTTCTGCCGTATGTGCCTGGTTAAGCGCATCCACATAACGCTGCCCCTGTGTCAGGGCGACTTCCCGCTGTGCACTGGCATTATCCCGTTGTGCAGCTGCATGTGCCCTGGCGGCGTCAGCTTCCAGTTTTGCCACTCTGCCAGCCATCTCGCGCATCTGGAGTTCTGCCTGTTGTTGCTGAAGTGCCTGTTGTTGTGCCGCTACTTCCTGTTCTTCCGGCGTCATTTCATCCGGTGATTTTGGCGTCCCCAGCGCAGCACGAATACGCTCAACAAACTCCTGTTTCTGCGGCACATCCAGAAGATTAACCCACAGGTCGAGCACAACAGCCTGCACCTGAGGCGGCAGCCCCTGAATAACCTCTGACATTCTCTGTGCAAGCTGTGCCTTAAACGCCGGTGTCTGCTGAACAGGCGCCAGCGCAATATGTGTATTTAACCTTGAAATATCATTGGTCAGTTCACCATTATCACCTTCAGCATTGAGGACAATGGTCTGGCGACGCTGGCGATCATCGCGATTAATCACCACTGCATGATTACGGCGTTTTTTCAGGTCATCGAGAAGATAAGCCAGCAACAGTCTTCCCACCTGCTGGCAGGCAAACTGGTAGTTATCGTTGATTTCCGCAAGGGTTGTGGCCCCCTGCTCCACCAGGTTACTGATAGCCACGCCTGACGTCGCACCTGAATCCTGCCCGAGAAATGCGGAATACACTCCCATGGTATCCTGGATAAGTTTTTCCGATTCCTGCATGACCTGAAACTGCTGGCTGGCAACCTGAAAATCCTGCTCAACCCGAAAAACATCTGCGACACTTTTCTGATTTTTTCGGACCGGATTCAGTTTAATAATGCCATCCGGACGTTCGATCTGCTCCATCAGGTCGTTGTCTGACAACTGGGTGGCATCCTCGTCCATAATCACGCGTTTGGCCTGAAGCAACCAGGTCAGCTTGATACGACGAAAATTCACCTCATCCTGTGCCGGAATGGCGCGGGAAATTAGCCCGTATGGCTCCCCGGTTTTATCCTTTCGGTATCCCCAGAAAGGAACCAGCGGAAACATCCCCTGCGGAGCACTACAGGGGCGATCCACAATAAAGTGTGGCCCGACAAACCAGGCTTCACGAATACGGCTTACCCGCCCGACTTTCACCTGAACCCGCCCGGATGCCACAGCTACCGCCTGCATCAGATTATTTTTATCAAAGGCCACCACCCGTCCATTACTGAGTTCAATCACCGGAAGACGCTCGAATGTACGGTAATAAACCACCTGAAGCAGCACACGACGGCGTTCACGCTGAAGCCATTCGTTCTGCTGTCGATCCCATGACTGATACTCTTCCCATGCACTCATCAACGGACTGGGCTGGCCTTCAGTAACCGTGGTATCGACAAAACCACGCCAGTCATCAATGGCATAATCGATAACCTGAGCCATTCCCGGGAATGTAGCTTTTGCCTCATCGGTATCCATCCAGCGGCGACGCATCAGCCATCGGCAGTCACTTAAATCAGCCTCCCGGCTCAGCCAGTCCCAGAAAACCTCATTCCGGCTGACAGTAGACACCTTAAATTCAGGCCCGAACGGATCGCTGTTTCGTCTGACCTCCACCCAACTGAGGCCCGCCTTGATTTGTTCCGCATAGGCATCAGAGCGGGCTTTATTCATATTGCCAAGGCGGCATGCATCGGCAAATTCAGCATTAATAGCTTCAGCCAGTTTTTCAGTTTCATCATCTGGCTCGTCTGACATCACCACCAGATCAGTCCGTGTTTTGGCCTCCATTCCCAGAACGCCATCGACGGTAGGCGCGATGAGGTTATGGATAGTCATCGGCTGACCGCGATCTTTCAGTACCTGAAGAACTTCCGGTGGCAACTGATCGCCATCGTAATACGCACAGGCCTTGTTTGCAGCATCACGCCATTTAGGCTGGCTGTCAATATCAGAACAAAGCGCCTGTAACTGGCGCTGAGAAAAACGCGGCGTGGCTCCATTGTCGTTTTTCGTCGCCATGGTGTTAGTTTCATTTTTCATCAGTGAGCCATCCAGTGTGTGGTTCTGCGTTTATCCGTTTTCTGTTTTACCCTCACCGGCATTCTGGCGCGCATCTCCTGGGCAATCATGTAGCTCATGAGCTGATCATCAAAGCAGCCTTCCTGTGCATTCATGGAGCCTTTCGCGTCATAAACGTAGGTGTTCATTTCCGATAATGTGCCTGACCAGCGGATCCCTGATATTCCATTATTCAGAAGCGTTTTCATTCCTTCGGTCAGAACAGGTTTGCTCTGACGGGTTGTCAGCCAGCCAAGGCGGGGCGTATCGTCGTCATATGCCTGGTCAAGATGCTGTTCGTTGTAGATATAACGTGTCGGATAGAGTTCCCGGAGTTTCAGGATAACTGCATGTCCGTGATTATTACGCTCCGGCCCCACAAACGCGTTGTTATACATACGACAGACCTGCGAAATGAGATGAGCAAAAAGTTCAGCATCGAGATGCCCGAACCAGTGAGCCACCTGCTCGCCATTACTGCGTTTGACAACATCCAGCGATGAGCGGTCTCCGTGCTCCAGCCCTTCGGCAGTATCTGCCCCACAAACATACTCTTCATCCGGATCCGGCAGTTCCCATACCAGCAGATAATTCATCAGCGTCCGCTGCAACTCGTTTTTATTTCCTTCACGCAGAGACTGAGCTTTAGTCTTCGCTCCTGTAACAGGTTCAATGTCATAAACAATCATCGGTGGCGAACAGAATGATTCTGCCTGCAACGTACTTTCGGCACTGAACACACGTCGTCCGGACGTCAGAAACGCCTCCTGTGGCGTTGAGGGAAACTCCTGCTTCATTTCCTCACGCTGTTCAGTTTCCTTATTGATGTACCACTGCTTCTGTTCATCAGTAAGCGTGATGTTCATTGCCTTCTCAACCGCAGAAAAATACGTCATTTTTTCCCGTGACAGCTTCAGCCCGCTTTCCGGCACTCTGGCGCTGTATTTAGGATCCTGCCACCAGGCGTAAAAATGGAATTTATAATCCTGTGCCGTCAGCAATAAGCCTGATGCAGTGATCTCCTGTGCTCGGTTACTCATCTCGTAAAAATCACCACCCACGCCTTCAGCAGTGGACTCATCAAAAATAATGCATTCATCAGAGACGGCATTAAGCGTACCGGTTCGCAGTTCTTTCGCCTTAGCCGGATATTTCGCGCAAATTTTGCCGTGCTCTGAGATATGCAGGCGCTGCACCGTACCTGAACGGAATGAGGTTGCCACCTGGATACTCGAGCCGTGACCAAACAGGATATAGCCACCGCTGGCACCGCTACGACGTTCAACGATGGTGAATGAGGCTCTCAGCCAGTCAGGGAGATGATCAAACGGTACAGCAATTTTTGTGCGGAAAATTTCACTGGCAGCCTGTTTATCCTGAGCGACGATCCCGCATTTGAGATGCGGAATGAATAATGCCTGGTCGAGAAGATAAATATCAATGGCTGTGGAAAATCCCAGCTGGCGCGCTTTCAGGATAATATTTTTATTGTGCATGCTCCGGAACAACTGGCGCTGCGCCGGTCGCATTCTGAAGGTGACCAGTTCACCTTTTTCGTTCTGTATTTTGTAGAGATGATTGAGCCGCCACCAGGGATTGCTCAGTTTAGTCATGATGAACAGACGTTGTTCAGCCTCGGTCATTTCTGACGGCTCATCACATCGCGGTTCATTCTTCCGGAATGTCATCCAGTCTCCCCGAATTACTCATTTCATGCAGCGATGACACGATGTCACTGACAGGCGTAACAACGCCCCGACGCTGGTTGGTCAGAATATCGGTTTCAGCTCTGAGTTTATCTCTGGCGGCGTTGATTCTTTCCCGGTCAGCACGAAGTTTTGGTGCTGTCTCAGCCAGGACGTCCAGCGTCAGCAATGAGCGTTCAATTGACTCGATACGGGCAATATTCCGGTCAAGGGCCTGTTCAGCTTTGAGTATTTTGTCGTAAAGAGCAACACGGGTTTCCACGTCAGTTGCCTCTTCCAGGTCGGCGAACATCCCTTTAAGTGCCTTAGTTACTGAAAGTGCGCGGGCCCGGGTGAACACCAGTTCATCGAACAGCACCATGTCGGACGCATCATCCATGAGGTTATCTGCCTCAAGATACTTCGCATATCCACGGTGTCTTACGGCGTGGGTGTTTCGCTGAGAAAAAGCGTTTGAAGGTGGTAAAAGTCGGGAACCACGAATCCGTTTCGTTTCTGCCGAATTTGCGCAGTTTTTTTCAGAGTTTTTTGCGCATTTTTCATCGCCGGAACCCGCGTCATTGCAGGGTTCTTCATCTGAGATGTCATGATCGATTTCATGATCGGTTTTATGATCAATTTCATGATCGATTTTGCCCATTTTTATACGGGTTCTGGCGGTGTTGTAATTAATCTTTTTCTTCCGGCACCAGTCCAGTAATGTTATTCCCGTTTCGGCATGTTCGCGTCGGAATGCCTGCTCCAGCTTTTTCCAGTCCAGCTTTGCCATGTCACGTTCTGACGTCCTGTGTTAAAAACTGATGCATAATGACCGCTGTGATTTTTCAGATTTCACACAGCAGCACCATATTTGATCGATATTTGCACAATGCGGTTGTTTTATCCGGTTTCTTCCACCACCGCACCGGACAGGCGGCTTCGCGGGAAATCGCTCCCATCTCGTGAAAAATGAGAAAACCCGGTGTGCATCGTTTTTGATTATCCCCGCACACTCCCGCAGAGAAGTTCCCCGTCAGGGCTGTGGACATAGTTAATCCGGGAATACAATGACGATTCATCGCACCTGACATACATTAATAAATATTAACAATATGAAATTTCAACTCATTGTTTAGGGTTTGTTTAATTTTCTACACATACGATTCTGCGAACTTCAAAAAGCATCGGGAATAACACCATGAAAAAAATGCTACTCGCTACTGCGCTGGCCCTGCTTATTACAGGATGTGCTCAACAGACGTTTACTGTTCAAAACAAACAGACAGCAGTAGCACCAAAGGAAACCATCACCCATCATTTCTTCGTTTCTGGAATTGGGCAGAAGAAAACTGTCGATGCAGCCAAAATTTGTGGCGGCACAGAAAATGTTGTTAAAACAGAAACCCAGCAAACATTCGTAAATGGATTGCTCGGTTTTATTACTTTAGGCATTTATACTCCGCTGGAAGCGCGGGTGTATTGCTCACAATAATTGCATGAGTTGCCCATCGATATGGGCAACTCTATCTGCACTGCTCATTAATATACTTCTGGGTTCCTTCCAGTTGTTTTTGCATAGTGATCAGCCTCTCTCTGAGGGTGAAATAATCCCGTTCAGCGGTGTCTGCCAGTCGGGGGCCGGTTGCATTATCCACGCGGGCGGTGCCGGTGGCTTCACGCACGGGACCTGGACAGGTGGCGTTGATCCGCAGGCTGCGGTAACCAGCGGCAACGTCAGCGCGAAGAGTTTCATTTTCAGCTCTCGCATCGGCTAATTCCCTCGAGTATCTGGCATCAAGTGCAGCAACATCACGCTGGCGCTGCTGCATATCAGTAATGGTTGCATTTGCCAGCTCCAGCTCACTGACTTTTTTATCGCGCTGCTCTTTGTAGGTTATGGCGTTATCGCGGTAATGATTCAGCCCCAGACTAAGCGCACCACAGGCTACCAGCAGGACAATAATCACCACACACAGAACACGGTTCATCTCTCTTTCACCCCACCAGTCCCGATAACGTCAGGACTCGCCAGGCGGTGGAAAAGAAAATGGCAACCAGCATGACTAAAAATGAAATGCCGACGATTACACAGAGGATCTTCGCCAGCGTTATGAGTTTATCCGATATCATTAGCCACCACTCCATCAATCCGCCTTTGTTATTTTCCCTTTGCCTGTATCAGCCAGGACAAAATCAATCAGCAGATTCGCTTCGTTTATCAATGTGCGGATTTTTGATACATGCGCGGATTTAACCTGTTTCCACTCATTCAGCCCGGTAGCAAACACACTGGCAATGTTTTTATCCCGTTTCATGTCAGCGCAAGCCTGATTGAGTTCTTCCATCACACTCATTCGACGGGGATTAACGACAAAACCCTTCGTCCAGTATTCATAGAGAACATCGTCACACTCTTCCTGATACTGGATTACCTTGCCGCGGATTTCGGGTTTTACTTTGTTGGGATTGATGGTTTGTAACCAGCCTGCAAGTTTTCGAAGCGGCAGGGACACCATATTGCGTCGTTTCCCATCCTCAGCAACCATAACGATTTCCGTTATAGTTGACGCAAAACGCTGTCTTAACTTAGCCAACTGTGATTGCCAGGCCAGCCCCATCCCCGCAACGACAGGTTTCATGGGAACGTATGGTTCGCCGTTATGGTTAACCACATAAAGAGAATCGCCGTGAAACGGCACGGTCATCATATTCATCGGTTATTTCCTTTTAGTGATGAACCCTGCGCACAGGAATAACCAGCCCAAAGAGGGTTAACCAGACCACTGCCGGTTATCCACCAGGGCTCATCCTGAAAGGTTCTTTGGTTTATTTACGCTTGTGCGAAGCGCAGAAATGACAAAGGCACCATTACGGTGCCTCTTCATGAAACAATCTTGTTGACTTTATTCACTTACATTTTGCCAGTTCGCAGGATTTCGTGTTATCTGCCCGCGTTGGCCAACGTCATTTTTCAGCAAAATATTCTGCTTACCTGTCGATACCCCAGCATGCCAGCGCACTCTCCTGGTCACGTCTTGATACCTGACCGTAACAGTTGTTTGAACGGATACGGCAGTCTCTGCCACCGTCCTTAATCCACCAGCGAATCGCCTCACACGCTCCCCTGCGATCGCCTGCATTAAGCCGCTTATAAAACGTCGACGGGAAACACTTACCGGGGCCAATGTTATAGGGGCAAAATGACGCGATACCTGCTTTTTGTGGCTCGGTCAGTGGAACTTTTATATTACGCTCCACCCATGCCAGCGCCTTATCCCGTTCGATAGCGTTAACCCGGTCGCATTTTTCCTTCGACAGCTTCATGCCAGGAATCACAGGCTTACCATCCACCCGGGTGGCTCCACGGCAGATGGTCCAGATACCCGCACCATCACGGTATGCCGTGGTGTGGTTACCTTCCTTTTCATCCAGAAACTGGTCGAGGATTTCAGGCGCAGAAGCACCTGCGGCAATCAGCGCCAGAACGGCAGCCGATAAACCATAGCGGAGTTTCCTGCTCATCAGCTTACTCTCCCCGTGCCGCCTTACGCCTGTCCTCTCTGATTTTGAAATACAGGTTCGTCAGGTACGTCAGCAGACCAAACAGCAGACTCCCCAGCACGCCTATTGCCGCCCACTGAGACGGGGAAACCCTGTCCAGCAACTGCAGGAACCAGTAGCCCGTTCCCACCGCTGACGTGGTGTATGACACACCTGTTGTGATTTTTTCCATCTGGTTCATACCCCGCCTCCCGCAATCCGGAAGCTCACAACAATAAAAAAGACCACCGGCACACACCGATGGTCCCTGACGCATGCTTACATCATCATGTCGCTGTCCGGTGTGGGGTCACCGCTATCTGAAGCACTCCCCTCACCCGCGATGCCTTCCGGCTCCGGAGCTGCCGGTGCGCCCAGCAGTTCATCCAGAATGGCATCCACTTCTGCATCAAGACGCGCTTCCAGGTTATGGCGAAGTTTCTGTTTCAGTGCGCTCCGGACTTCTTCAGAGCGCAGGACGTCCTTCACTGCCTCTGCAGTGACCAGGGATGTAATTTCTGACATGGGATTTTCTCGTCGAAAGGTGTGATTAAGAAAGTTGCCGCTAAATGAGCGGCTCTTCGGGTTTGCTTCCGGCTGACTGACTGGCGCTGATTTTCTCAGCGGCCCTTTTGTCAATCTGTCTGCGCCAGAAGTCACGCATGGCCCTGTACCCACCCGAAAGGAGATACAGCACACAGACCACCGTACAGAAGTACAGCATTAACTGGTTCAGAAATGTCATAATTTCTTTCCGTTATTGTTGACAATAAGAACTGTTTTCATTAAAAACCAGAGTACGAAAGTATCGTTCCTTTATTTTTTCTCCATAGGTATCACCACCGCCAGCGTCCATTCCTGTCGCTGGCGGTTTTTTTATCATGCCGCAGTGTCTGTGCTGTTCACTTCCACCGCAATGCTGTCAATCAGCACCGGGTAAGTCGCACCTCTGGTAATGTCTGTCACATGCAGTTTATCCGCCGCAAAGGCACTGACCGGTGACTGCGTCAGCGTGAACGGTGTGCCATCCTGACCATCAATAACCGGCGTCACCTGAAGGCTGTTATTCCCGGCAAAGCGGAAAGCCAGCGTATGCCATTCGTTATCAAATGCGCCAAAGCTTCCCAGTTTCAGGTTGTTTGTCGCCACTTTCGCATTGTGGTACATCACATTCAGGTCTTTTGCATCTGTCTGGATGTAGAACGCTGCCAGCAGGTTATTCCCCCCGACTCCGGTCAGGGCAACGCCCTGTGGCAGTGAAGATACCGGCCAGTAAAACGCCATAACATACTGGTTCGCAGCCAGCGCTCCCGAAACCTTAAAGCGGCAGCGAATCTGCCCCCCTTTCTGTAACAGAGCCGCACCGTTGCCCGCGGCGTACTCCAGCACCCAGCTGCTTTTACCGGCTTCCTTGGTCAGCTTCACTGCCTTACCTCCGGTTCCCTCCGCATCGCTGACCACTTCTGCCCTGCCGCCACTGGCTGACCATCCCTGTACTTTCAGGCTTCCCTCTGACTCGCTGACAAGGTAAGAGAGCAGTGTTGTGACGCCTGTGGCTTCTGCACCGGAAGGCGATGACGGGCGCACCTCTGATACTGTCGATGATGCCCCCGCGTTTAGCGCCACTCTTCCCGCATGGCGCAAAATCGCCGTTGCCAGACGGTCGGAAATAATCCCGCGGCGAGCCCATGAACTGAAATGGCTCGCCCTGTCCTGTGACGTCCAGGTGGCTGAGCTGTCACGCCATTTCGAACCGTAATACCCGATACCCGGAATGTCCGGGTCTTCTTCCGGTTTGTTCGTCGGCACATTCACCCCGTTCTCATCGGTCATGAACGGTACGAAATGGATATTCTTTTCCGTTTTGTTTTTGTAGCTGCCGTACACCGTCTGGTACGAGGATTCGTTCTTCTGCTTCCAGAAATACGTCGTATCTCCACAGATCCAGGGAACACCGCCAGCAGAGCCACCAACGCACTGACCTGCCATATCCGTCAGGTCTGCACGGAATTTATCAACCAGCGCACCAAACTGTGCTGCGTGATTTCCGGGCGTGCCGTCAAAATCAAATTCCCCCTGCATCCACACCACGGCAAACAGCACATTTTTCGGGTTCTTCTTCAGTGCTGCTTTTGTTCGACCGATAAGGTCCTTATACAGCGGCTTGTCCACACCCCAGCGGGTTGAATTCTCCGAGGCACCACTCGCGTCACTGTATGTGCCATCGGCTCCGGTGGTGAACGCTGAACCACCACGACAGCACGGAACCAGCAGAATGCCCGCATTCGCCGGTATAAACGGCAGCAATTTTTTGGCGATATGCAGCCCCTGCCCCACGGTTCCGTACTGCCCCTTTGACAGGTCCGCTTTCGGATGGTTAAGGCGGCTCATGTCCTGCACATCATGCAGACAATGGTCCGCCGGAATGATGTCGTTATACTTACAGGCGGCACCTCCCGGTGTCACCGTACTGCGACGCGCTAACTGTTTAATTCGTGGATCAGGACTGTCGAATGTATCCGGTAATGGCAGTCCCTCACCGTATGACATACCATTGGACTGACCAGCAAGCGCGATCACATAGTAATATTCTGGCGCAACAGAAGGCGCTGAGGTCGTCGGACGGTTGCCTGGCTCCTCTGGTGATGAGATGCTCCCCTCACTCACAACTGGCTGGATGAACTCCGCACCATAACCAGCTGTCGAAATCAGCGCACTACCATAAGGCTGCCACCCTTCCTTCAGTTTTTGAGTTATTCGTTCCGCAAGGTCTGACGGCGACGCCGCCCTGACCACGTCATAGTGTTTAAATGCCATGAATCCTCCCGGTCGGGATAATGTGTGAGTCAGATGAGGAGCGGGCTGAAGTCCGGAAGTTACAGGACAATGGCAGAAGGAAGACTACAGCCCGAAATACGAAAAAGGCCGCGCAGTTGCGCAGCCTTATGAATCCTGGTTAAAATGATTTCGATTATTAAAACGAGTATCTCATGCAATTGCCCGAACCCACTCGGGCTTTTTTACATGTAAAAAGGCCCCTGCTATGAGAGGCCTTGGTATATGCCTAATCTCTGTATACTGCATGGTGCCGGGTGCCTCCCGGTGAGTTCGGCCTGGTACCACCGAACCCGTGTCGATAATGAATCACAAGCAAGGATTTTTCACCAGTCGCCCCTCCACACAGGGGGATTCACCATGCGAAATTTTTTTAACAAATGCTCAGTCTGACAGGCAACTGTCAACTGACTGAATTGTGACACAGATTACACTTGTTACCCACATACCACGAATCAGGTTATGCCTCAGTCATTATTAAACTGCACTTCAGCAAATCCGGAGCCTGATTCACAGGTACTGGATTTGATTGTGACAGTCATTCCTGTCAACTGAGCACTTTGCAGTAACGGTTGCAGATTCCAGCGACTGGTCCAGTATTCTTTCCCGTCAACCTTCACTGTAAATGTGTCATCCTCATTATACTTGGAAAACTCAATTTTACCTTTAGCACAATCCGCCGCCATTGCATTAACAGAAGCTAATGCAAATAAAACCGCCATAAACATCTTCTTCATGCTTAACTCCTTTATTTACCCGTTGTATATAAAAACTGTGACTTTCTGTTCAGAAACGCTGCAGCTGTATTACTTTCCCATAATGTATTGTTTATTTTTATAACAGGCCTGTCGCCAGTTATCTGACATTCTGGTTGACTCTCTTCATTCACGGCGCGAACAGAACGCGCCCCCTGATGATGGCAATTCAGTATAACGGCCACAGTCCCCAGTATCGCTGATATATTATTAAAGGATATTCTCCCCACTCTGACACCATCCTCTCCCCGATACTCCGGAAGCACATTGCTGATTCGCCCCCAGTTCAGAGTGAGGTCCACGTCTCCCGGCGTCATCGTATACACAGGAGCAGTTTCAGACAGTGCCTGACGAAATTCTCTCTGTATCTGCCTGAAGCGTAAGGCTTCTGCTGTGACAGTGACAAAACGCAGAACTGCTCTGGATGCATCTCTGGTCATTGTATTACCACTGAACTCCATTAACGCCAGATATGATGAAACCAGTGAGTGACGACTGATTTGCATTCCGGAACGTTCCAGCGCTGCGACACGTTGCAGAGTGGTATAACTGCTGTCCGTTGTCATGGAAACCGTTGTCACACCGGGCACTGATATATGTGTAAAATCTGAAAAACGGTAGAAAGTATTTGTTGCCGTATTAACGAACCCGGCCACATATAAATTATTTTGCTCAATAATCAGACGAAGATGGTCAAAACGCGCCTGATAGACATCAAGCCCTCGTATATCCACAGCAAAATAACTGCCCGGTGGGGTGTGGTTAATAACAGACACCGATGTGGTCCCCTGAGATATATGTTCAAGAGGGGTCGATATCTCTGTCCGTATACTATTTAACGAAGAGACATAACTTTGTTGGGTCGAAAAGTCTATCGTAAACTCCCGGGAATAGGATACCGAAGAAAAACCCAGTAACAGGCACAGTACCCATTTAAATAATATACACTTCATATACAGGTGTTCCTTTTGGCTGAAGTAATCAGCACCAGACCCGGCGCAGATATAAAAAAGGCCCGCAAAAGCGAGCCTGGTAAATAAATATGGCGCGTTGTACTGGATTCGAACCAGTGACCGATTGCTCAGAAGGCAATTGCTCTGTCCGGCTGAGCTAACAACGCATAATGCAGATAATGGACCGCCATCGAGGACTCGAACCCCGCGCAGCCAGCTTCGAAGGCTGGCGCTCTGTCCCGATGAGCTAATGGCGGTATGTGATATGGTGGCCCTTGCTGGATTTGAACCAGCGACCTGGCGATTATGAGTCGCTCGCTCTCACCACTGAGCTAAAGGGCCGGGCGCAGGATAATAACGGTACGTAACTAATCCTGCAATATCATCCGTTCTGACTGACTAAATCCTGAACTTCCCTGACCGTCTGCTCAAAACGTTCAGTCTCCAGCTCAACGCCAATTGCACGACGCCCCAGCGACATTGCTGCTTTGACGCTACGGACATAAAAAAGCCAGCCACTGGGGGAGGCTGGCAAACTCGTAGAGCAAAATGCTGTTACGCAAACTTCGTTACAGGGTCATCCTGCAATACAAAAAATACACAATATTTAGAAAACTAATAGTGCCATGTGCAATTTTTAAGATTTTGTTATTAATTGTGGTCGCACCTTCCTTTCTGTGTACTTTCCGTATAGCTCACAGGATTCTGGGTACAAAAAAACCCGCGCATCAGCGGGTTAAGCAGCGTGGCAATGTAACCACTCTTATCATGATATGCAGATTTTTACGATCGTAAACTATTTTTTCGCTGATAAAATACAGAGGTTCTCCCTCCCGGCAATTCACGCTCAACATACCGATCCATCTCAAGCCTCACTCCCAGCATCATCAGCATGCCTTCAACAATCCCCTCCGCTTTGTGAAGGCGTTTACCTATACAGGTGTCAGAGCACCCATGTTTCCGTGCCAGCGCCATGAACGTCTCCCCCAACACGTAATAATCAACCAGCAAGTCATGCAGATCGCGATTGTTCCGGTAAAGGCGGGCTATACACCCGCATATCACCATCGCATCATCGTCACAGCACTGCGGGCGTGATTTTACTTTTTCGGGGATCAGTCCCTTAAATCCGGCGGCAATGGGTGACCAGGTCACATCCTCATGGTTATTTGCCGCCCATGCCCCCCAGCACTCAAGAACCTGCCGGATATCACGCATCAGTATCTTTACCCCATCCGCGATGAACCATAAGAACACCGTTGACAATAGCGTGTCTTTTTCCTTCTTTATCGCCAGTGTATTTTCTGACCGTGTTGCGACTACAGTTCAGTATTCTGGCTACCTCGGTCTGATTTTCATATGCCTCAACGAGCATGTCAGGAATGGTTTTTACTGTGAACGTCATGCGGCCTCACTTCTGCTGTTTCGCAGGTCTTTAAGTTTCTGCTGATACTTCGCCTTGATCGCCCTGCATTCTTCGACAGTCCAGCGATGGCGGTTATGGTTCGATTCGATTTCGTCTACTGCTTCCTGCCCGATGCGGTTAATCAGTTCGACGCGATACGGAACGAGATTTCCGCTTTTGTACTGGTTACACACCACGCATTGCTTGTGGATATTGCGTTCATCAAATCTGAGTTGGGGAGCCGCAGCTGTTGTACGGTAATGACCTGCATCCCACTGAGCAGAATCGAATGTCCCGCATGAAACGCACGGCAAATTACGGTCTCGTTCTCTGATATAAGCATTCACGGCCTGCTGTGCCTGCTTAATCCAGTAACTGCGGGGCTGTAAGTCCCTTCTTCGCGCTTTAAGTTTGTCTGCCTGTTCTTTTGCAAAGGCTATGGCCTTTTCTTTTCTGACCAGTTCAAGTGCGCACTGACCGCAACAAACTTTCTGATACGAGCGAAACGGCACAAACGGGGTTCCGCACACTTTGCATTTTTTAGGTTTACGTTGCTGCATCATCACCTCAGAAAAACGACAGCAGGCGGTTATTCAGTTCAGGGCTGTTTGAGCGCCCAAACACATGCTTTAACGCGGCATTAATCATTGAGTTGTAGCAACGTTCAAACTCATCCTGATCCATATTCGCGTAACTCAGGCTTTTTGCCCGATATCTCACCTCGCCTCTTATGGTTGTGACCACATCATAAAACCCGGCAAGAATTGTCAGATTTTTACGAAACTCATCAAACTGCGTCGCTTCATCAGAGAATTCGTATCCGGCATGTTCAGCGCACCAGTACTGAAAGCAGAAATTAAGAAAAGCGAACATCTTCCGGTGAAAAGATGGGTTACGGGTAAGTTTTGCTTCCAGTGTATACAGCTCACCGTTTTTAAATTTTGCCAGTCGGGGTAAATCGCGCTCATACGCCGGTACAAATACGCCATTAGCCGCCTTGATCATCTCTATTTCCATCAGGCAGCCTCCGCTTTGAATTTGCGCGTCAACACATGTTCACGGGCTTCACACCCCTGAATGAGCATGTCGTTAAAATCCGGCAAGTCAGGCCAGCGAATGCTGACTTTCTCAACGTCATTGCAACTCATGAGATTCTTATGCCCACATTTAAAGGCAGCCGCCAGACCTGCGCCGTGCGCATCATTGTCAGCAAAGATAATCAGGTGATTAACGCCAGGTGGCGCAATGAACTTCTCCATAAAACCGGAGTTCATTGTTGACCACACATTGCAGCGGAAGATTTGACGGCATGAAAGCGCCGTTTCGATACCCTCGGCTATCCCCAGAGTGGACGACACCGGATACAGGCGTATTGCCACCGATTTAGCATGCTGCAAACCAGGCAACTCCTGTAGCGCAGTCATTTTTTTAGCCGCCTCTACATTCGCCTTGCGATCACCATCCAGCAACGTACGATGCAGATAGCAAAGAGAACCTTTGTCATCTGTTGCAATGGCGTAAATTGCCTGATATTCGCGCCCGCTGGCGATCTGACGGTCACAGAAACGCACGGATTCGATCGGTAACTGGAGTATTCCCCTCCCCTGCAGGTACGCCTCACCTGTTGTGCCCCGCAGACACGGGAGTCCGGCAAACTTATCCATGACCAGCTTCCGCTTTCTGCTTATCTCTGTTACAGGCTGGCTGACTTTCTCCCTCTTCCAGGTATTTCCGATCAGCCGATCGATTTCATCACACAACGTCACCCAGGGCTTACCCGTGGCAAGTTGCAACAGATTCATCCCGTCCCCGTGACCACAGACACAAATCCATGAACCGGAACCATCCTTATCATCACAGCGAAATTTACCTCTGGCACCACATATCGGGCAGGGGCCGCTATAATGTTTCAAGCCAGTAACAGGAGGCATGCCGTAATATTCAAAAATTCGCCCCCAATGCCCGGCCGCTGCCTTCTTAGTCTGCATGCTGGCCTCCTGTCATGGCTTTCTTGCGCCCTTTGGCATAGGCAATGGTCTTTGACTTGATGAAGTTGTACACTTCAACTGAGGTTTGCAGCGGCGCATTACTGAAGCCTTTAGGCCACACACCGAACTTCTCCTTGTAGGTATGAGCGCACCATCCGTCACTCAGGGGTTTACCCGTCGCGTTGCGGTAATTCTGATACCCCTTGATCTCACTCCACCAACGCTGCTTTTCCTCGCGACTGTATTCGCGTTTCCCTTTGTTTACGCGAGAGAGTTTTCGATCGCGGTCTGTTGCCACATCATCGCCACCAAGAGGACGAAACCCACATTTGGGACACATGTGTACACCAGCAGGCTTCATGAAGTGGCATTTGGGGCATTCTCTGGGAAGTTTCTCAGCCTTAACCTCGCCACCGCCAGCAGACGCTTTCATTCCGTCATTTTTACCCGGCAGTTCGTCATACTCGATATCCTCGGGGAAGCCCAGCCGATGAACCGTACCAGAATGGTCAAAAATCAACGCACGTTTTTTACCTGGGGCTGTACGTAACGCTCTACCTATGCACTGCAACCAACGGATTTCTGATTTTGTCGGACGGGCGTAGATCAGGCAGCGAACATCGCTGTCAAATCCCGCAACCAGTACACCAACGTTGACAATTATTTTGGTCGCGCCCTCTTCAAAACGGCGAATGATGTCCTGTCGTTCATCATGGAGGGTATCTGCCGTCATCACCTCTGCACCAATACCGGCCTGTAAAAACTCACGGGTAACAAAATTCGCATGCGCAACATTCACGCAGAAGCAGATCGTCGGCAAATCCTCGCCATTCTCAAGCCAGTTGCGAACGATATCGCCAACCAGATCCGAACTCCCCATGATGGATGCGAGCTGCTCCTCGTTGTAATCCCGTCCAAATACGGTGTTACTGGTTTTTACGCCAGCCAGATCAGGCATTGAGGGGGCAAAAAACTCGTAATCGCTCAGATCACCACGCTGAATAAGTTCACGAATCGTTGTAGGCTTGAGCAGGCATTCGTAGTACTTCCCCATCCAGGCTGCGAACGGGGTGCCGGAAAGTCCAAGAACCCTGATGTCTCTGTCCCGGATAACCTCAAGTAACGCACGACGCTTCATGTGTGCTTCATCGATGATCAGCAGATCGATGTTGTCAGGAAACTCACGACGGATCAGCGTGTCGGCACTGGCAATCTGAATCAGTCGTGACGGGTCATAGTTAGGGTGATCACGCCATACAAAACTGATTTCTTCCCACGGCAAACCGTATTCGGTGAAACGTTCCGCTGTCTGGTTCAGCAGGATGGTGTACGGACAGACAAACATCACCCGCATACCACGTTCAACCATTCCGGCAGTGACGAATGCTGCAAGACCAGTTTTGCCAGAGCCAGTGGGTGCATACATCAGGTACGTGCGATGCTGTTTCCACTGGTGCCGCAGCTGGTTTAAACCGCGCTCCTGAGCAAAGTTTGGGGTGATTTTCAGCATGACGCCCCCTTGCCATTCGCCGGGATGATATCGATCCCAGCATCGCTATAACTGGTCAGTTTCTTTGGCATTCGAAGCAACACAAAGCCTTCAGTGCCACGACGTGCCAATTCACGCAATTTCATGACTGAGCGGGGTCGCGGAGAGCTACGATCGATCTCGATAGCCACACTCCCACCAGTTTTTGCTGTTGCGAGAATATCAACACGGAAATTTCTGCCATCGATTCTTACTGTGACATTGCTTGCCACATGCATCCCCTGTGACTCAAGGATCGTTACGACATCAGCCAGAAAGCTGTAACGCTCCTCTGTTCTCAGTGGTACAGTGCTCAGTGTACGGATCAGTGCCGATTTGGTTGCTGCTGACATAGTTTATCACTCAATAGTTAGCTCGATAATTATTTCACCAGGAACTATCGCGCGCTTATACAGTGATCTACCTAACCTATGTACCTGCCTTCTGGCCTAGGCCAAGGGATACAGGCCTTACCAACGACTCCACCCCCTTACCCCCTCCTCGCTTCCTTTCAGGAAATTAGTTGCATGTGAAATTATTTCTAGCGCAACTAACCGCCATCATGGTGTCGGGGGAAACTTCCGTACCGCTACTGGCGAAAGCATCCAGCCACGGCTGGCTCTCGCGTACTTCTGGACATACACCCGTAACCGGGTGTTGGCGCTCCGTCTTGCCCTGTTGCCCTTCCTGAACGATACAGGCTCCTTGTCCCACTCTTCCTGGTACACTCTCGCGTACTCTGCTGCAATTTTTACCCGGGTGGTCGGGTCTAGCTGTAACAATTGCTCCTGTATCCAGTCCCGATCAGCATCACAGTACTGCTCGGGCATAACCGTTTTGATTTGCCTGTTCACTCACACCTCCGATGGGCTGTGTGTCCAGGATTAATCATCGCCTCTTACGAACGCAGGGAACGGACGAACCTCTTCCGCCTCAACTGTGCCGTCATCAAAGGTTTTGACGTATATTTCTCGTCCGACGAGAAGCGCTTTACTGATTGCACTCTGCGCCACGCCAAAGTCCTTAGCGGCTTTCTTTTGGCCGAACCTGTATACGTAATCAGCCAGGGTCTCTTTTTTCATCGCCATAACTGACTCCTTCAAAATGCCCATATCATTACGCACAGTTATTAAAATGTCAACACCGCAGATATTTCATTACATATAACCAAAGGTGATATGGTATGAACATGAAAAAGAAACCGTTAACCCCTGAGCAACTGGAAGACGCCAAGCGTCTGAAAAGTATTTTTAACGCTAAAAAGAAAGAGTTAGGCCTGTCGCAGGAATCATTAGCCTATGAATTAGGTGTTACCCAAAGCGCTGTTAATCAGCTAATGGCTGGCATCAACGCCATAAATGCCAGCCACGCAGCACAGCTTGCTAAGATACTGAATGTAAAGGTCGGAGATTTCAGTCCCAGCCTGGCAAAATCTATTGCAGAAATGGCGCTCGCAATTGAAGAGCCATTAACTCGTGTCCCCGCTTACGAATATCCGTTACTCTCCTGCGTACAAGCTGGCGCATTCTCAATGGATGATATTTCGTACACCGCAAAAGATGCGATTAAATGGATCTCCACCACCACAAAAGCCAGTGACAGGTCGTTCTGGCTGGAGGTCAAGGGGCATTCAATGACCGCACCGCAGGGTGGTAAACCCAGCTTCCCTGAAGGTATGCTGATACTCGTTGACCCTGAACGGGAAATCGAGGATGGCGATTTTTGCGTGGCCCGAATGAACGGCGATGAATTTACCTTCAAACGATTCATTCGTGAGAGCGGTAAAGCGTACCTGGAGCCGCTCAACCCACGATTCGACATGATTGAGTGTAACGAAAACTGCCAGTTTGTCGGAAAGGTCATCAAATCGCAGTGGAATGATGAGACTTTTGATTGAGCTCACAGAGTGATTTGACATCCTTCACGCCTGAAGAATGTGGAGGATGTCAAAAGCACGTTGGCATCATCATGCCACGTAAAGAGGATTAGTTATGCTTCAAAAGCTAGACGTCGCAGACAGCGTGCGTCGCGAGCTGTCTCCCCGTACCGCGCGTAAACACAAAGCAGAGTTCGGCCAGTTCATGACGCCTTCTGGCGTGGCCCGTTTTATGGCCTCCTTGTTTCCACCGAGCACAATGAAAACTTGCCGTCTACTGGACGCAGGCGCTGGTTTAGGCGCACTGTCTTGCGCCTTCCTCGACCGTTGGCTGGTTGGCGAGTTTGGCTTTGAGTCTGTCGAGGCAACAGCCTACGAAATCGACAAAAAGCTGTGTGGTCACCTTGCGAAGCACTTAACCGGGTACAGGAGAGTGACGCCCCGCATCATCGAAGGGGATTATATTGAGCTGGCAACCGCCGAAGGTCTACAGGATCGAGGTTATACCCATGCAATACTTAATCCGCCTTACAAGAAGATCAATAGCCAGTCAGCCCACCGGCAGGCTCTTCGCACTGTCGGTATCGAGACGGTAAATCTGTATTCCGCCTTTGTTGCACTGGCTGTAGGTGAGGTTGCACCTGGCGGGCAGATAGTGGCCATAATCCCACGTAGTTTCTGCAACGGACCGTATTACCGTCCGTTCCGTAATTTCATACTTGAGCGGGCAGCAATCCGCCATATTCATTTGTTCGAATCACGTAGCAAAGCTTTCAGGGATGACGATGTGTTGCAGGAAAATATTATCATCCGCCTGGAGCGTGGAGGCCGTCAGGAGGCTGTTACAGTCACAACTTCGACCGATGATAGCTTTTTTGACCTGGTCACCTACGAACACCCATTTGACCAGATTGTGTACCCGGACGATTCGGAGCGGTTTATTCATGTGCCGACCACGCTCGAGAAAAGCACCATTGAGTTATCATCTGCCGTACAATGTTCGCTGGCTGATATTGGCGTGAAGGTATCGACCGGACCGATAGTTGATTTCCGACTGAAAGCTCATTTGCGCAGCATGCCAGAAGAAGGAACTGTTCCCCTGATCTACCCGAGCCATTTGAGTATGAGTAGCACTGTCTGGCCTGTGGAAGGTTTGAAGAAACCCAACGCAATCATGCGCAACGACGAGACAGAAAAGTGGCTTTACCCGAACGGTTTTTATTGTGTGGTGCGTCGTTTCTCGTCGAAGGAGGAAAAGCGCCGAGTGGTAGCAAGCGTCGTTGATCCTGCTACCTTCAGTGAGTATTCAGTGTTGGGATTTGAAAATCACATGAACGTGTTTCATGAGAACAAACATGGGTTACCCGAGGCGCTGGCCCGTGGCTTGGCCGTGTTCCTGAACACTACCGCAGTGGATAAGTATTTCCGTCGCTTCAACGGGCATACACAGGTCAATGCAACCGACCTCAAGATGATTAAGTACCCAAGCCGTGACACTCTGATAGAGCTTGGCAAGTGGGCTATGCAACAAGAAACTCTCACGCAAGAACATATTGACGCTAAGCTAGGAGCTCTGACTGCATGAACAACCAAAATGATTATATTGAGGCCGCTCAGCAAATTATAGCATCCTTAGGCCTGCCCAGAGCGCAGCAGAATGAGCGTTCTGCTTTGTGTTTGCTGGCACTCCTGAACCTCACACCGGGAAAAGCATGGGCCGACGCGGAAAATCCGCTTGTGGGCATTACACCAATCATGAATTGGGTTCGGGAGCACTACGGCAAGGTCTACGCACCCAATACTCGTGAGACATTCCGCCGCCAGTCTATGCATCAGTTCTGCGCTGCTGGAGTAGCCCTCTACAATCCGGACAAGCCCGATCGCCCAGTGAACAGCCCGAAGGCTGTTTATCAGATCGAACCTGCTGCTCTGTCCATGCTACGCACTTTCGGCAGCCCGGCATGGCACGATAGCCTTGCAACCTATTTAGCCGAGCGTGAAACGCTGGTTACCCGCTATGCTAAGGAGCGCGAACAGAATCGTATCCCTGTTGAAATTGCTGCGGGCCAGCAAATAACCCTCAGTCCCGGCGAGCACAGCGAACTTATCCGTGCCATAATAGAGGACTTCGCCCCACGTTTTGCTCCGGGTAGCGTGCTGGTCTATGCTGGCGACACTGGCGAAAAGTGGGGGCTACTTCGACGCTCCACTGCTGGCCGGGCTAGGTGTTGATGTGGATTCACACGGTAAAATGCCAGATGTGGTGCTACATTTTACTGCGAAAAACTGGCTGCTACTGGTTGAGTCTGTCACCAGTCATGGACCGGTTGATGGGAAGCGGCATGCTGAGCTTGCCAGGCTGTTTGCCGGATCAACAGCCGGACTTGTCTATGTGACCGCTTTTCCAAATCGCTCCATCATGGGGCGATATCTTGGTGAAATCGCATGGGAAACAGAGGTATGGGTGGCTGATGCACCTTCTCATCTTATTCACTTCAACGGAGTGCGATTTCTTGGCCCCTACTCTACTGAATGAGAACAGGACCAGATAAATAGCCCGGCCCATGCGCCGGGTTTTTCTTTGCATATCCCCTCCTGTTATCTGTCCCCTTAAAAAATAAATCACTTTAAAAATCAGTTAAGTAATAATTTCTCGTCCTTAAAAAAGCACCGACGGTATTTACATGAAAATAACCGCAAGTTATATTTATTTCAAGCCAGAAACATCGCGCCCTTACACAGGGCTACATAAATCAGTCGTACGGCGCGACTTAACCCGCCGCAAAATGCTCTTTAACAATCTGGAGCTTTACAGCGTCAATGACCTGTTTAGACCCCTACACGTAAACGTGCTGTATCATCGGGTGCGATCCGGTCGATGAGAGAGTATCCCCGCGCGAGAGCGAGAACGGCGTGAGAACGGGCAACACTGGCAGGAAGTTGGCGCTGACCAATACAGGGAATGTTTTGGGGTGTGGTGAAGGGTTCATGGACGGGAATATGTCGCACGTAAAGCGGCGAGGCCCGAGGGACTATTGCTGAAGATAAGTAGGCCGAATCGGGTCGAAATGGGTCTCCCACCTGCCACATCGCCAAAGCATTTCCGAGAAAGGACGGTATTGACTGCGTGTGATGCCGGGGCTATATTGGGCGAACACCTTATAAAACGGGTGTCGGGATTCTCACCCCGCTGACAATCGAGGCGATACAGACGCGCCAGCGTCTTTTTTTGTATCGACATACACGCACATCTTATCAATGGTGGGCTGTATGGGGCCGACTTCGGTCGGGCTGGTTCCCTTGATTGCCAGTTGTGAGAACCCTGTACAGTCCACCGCCAGCGAGCTTCTCACCTCCTGCGGTGGTTATTAATCACCAATCAAGGAGGCTGCCATTATGGCTACTATCCCAGTCCTTTCTCAACCTGAAATCACCATTTCCAATGGCCGCGCTGTTACTACGTCCTTTGCCGTTGCCGAATATTTTTGCAAGCGACACGATAACGTATTACGTGCCATTGCAAATATTGAATGCTCAGAGAAATTTAACGCCCTCAATTTTGAGGACGTTACCTACACCGACGCCAAAGGCGAACAACGCCCAATGTACCAAATCACCAAAAACGGATTCGTCTTCCTGGTGATGGGCTTCACTGGTAAAAAAGCAGCTGCATTCAAGGAAGCCTATATTGCTGAATTCGATCGCATGGAAAAACAGCTATGGGAACAGAAACAACTGGCTCTGTCTTCTCCTGCGATGAATATCAATTTTCCTTTATCGTGGTTTTCAGAGCATCACCCCTACGCCACGATGAACTATGTTGATCGCAAGGTTATCAGCCTTGATGCTTCCGTACTCTTCGACATGCCAAGCCCAACTATGCGCATCCTCAACGAGCTACACAGCAAGGGCTATAACGTTGACGCCGCTGTCGCCGAATTTAACGCCTTCAAGCATCTGACGGAAGAAATGCGCCGTAAATTGCTGGATATTTCCCGCACATCGGAAAAATCTTCCCGCTTTGGTTTCAACGTTAATCTTTAATTAAATCTCTCCCCGATTATATATCGGGGATTAAATTAAATATCTGGATTAATTAACCGGAGGATTTGTCATGCTCAAACCTCACTACGGAACCATATTAGTTTCTCGCAAGGACGTTAAACCCGGCACAGCAATTCTTTACAACGGGCGTTATTACATGGCGTCAGCTAACGTTAATAATGCACTTTACGCACATTCACTGATTGAAAAAATTCGCATTATTTCAGATGCAATAGAAGTTTACCTGAACCATAAAGGCCAGCCGTTAATCTCACCAGCCTGAAAGGAAATATCATGCTCAATCAAAAAATTAATATCAATGTAAAAAGCGTCGTAACGCCAGCAGAAACTATAATGGGTGAAGTTTTTATGGATGATAAAATCATCGCCTATTTTTTTGTCCTGCCTGATGAGGCTATTTCTGTTATTGATACGGAAGGCAATGTTATGTTTATCGCAGAAAATCCAGAAGACATCGCATTACAGGCCGCTGCATATTTCTTCGCTAAGGAGCAGGAGGAAGAATGTGACTGCCCTGTCTGTCAGCTTTCCCGACAAATTAATTTAATGCATTAACCGAAATCAGGAGTTCCGCCATGAACGCATACCTCACCTGTGACCGAATAGAGGAGCGTCGCTGGGTTAATCAGCACATTCAGGATGAAAAGGATAAATGGATTGACGATCGGGCGCAGGAGCTTATCAGCATGTTCCCCGATAAACCATTGCTTATGAGCAGCCTTTTTTTACCCAAAGAAGCCCAGCTGGCACTTACTGGCGATAAAGCGGAAGAGGCTTACAACGATTATATCTCAGCGATCGCCTATGCACGGGCGGAAGAAGAATGGGAGAGGAAATTCTCCCCCTGTCCTTTCTGATTTTCAGGACCAATAAAAATGTTCGATATCGTTGAATTTGTTAAACAGCAGGAGCGCTTTTTCTGCGAAGCATTAACTGAACCGACGCTGACATGGGCTAAGGAAAGTCAGTTTGCAATTCAGCAATTCCAGAAAAATTCCTTTCTGGCTGACACAGCACGGGGAAATCTGTCCAGCGCACAGAACGCTATCATCAATGTTGCCGCCATAGGCATAACCCTGAACCCGGCCAGCAAGCTGGCGTATCTGGTACCACGAAAAAAGGCTGTATGCCTGGATATCAGTTATATGGGGCTTCTGCATCTGGCACAGGTCACAGGAGCCATTCAGTGGGGGCAATGCAAACTTGTTTACGAGAAGGACATTTACGAGTCCAACGGTATTGACTGCGCCCCCACGCACAAATACAACCCATTCGTCGACAGGGGCGCACGCATTGGCGGTTATTGTGTCGTAAAAACATCCGAAGGCGACTATCTGACCGAAGAGATGAGCAACAGGGAAATCGAGGTCATCAGGGCGTGCAGCAAAGCCGGAAATAACGGAGGAAGTAGCCCGTGGGATAGTTTCCCCGATGAAATGGCCAGAAAAGCCATTGTTAAGCGCGCCAGCAAATACTGGCCCCGTCGCGATCGCCTGGATACAGCTATCGACTACCTGAACACTCAGGGCGGTGAAGGTATCATCCTGAATGCTGATCACATCCCTGAGCGTGACGTCACTCCCGCATCAGATGAGATTATCAATGAGATCACTCAGGCAATCACCGAAATTAACAAGACATGGGATGACCTGCTTCCCTTATGTTCCAAAACATTCCGTCGCACGATTGCATCACATGAATATCTCAGTCAGGAAGAAGCTGTCAAAACGCTTGATTTTGTCAAAAAGAAAGCTGCCAGAAACAAGGCCACGGCGGAAGCGAAAATTCACGCCACCACGGAAAATAACAGCGAGGCCGTGTCATGACACCAGAAATTATTCTCCAGCGAACTGGCGTGGATATTACCAGCCTCGACCAGGGCGATGATGGATGGCACAAGCTGAGACTCGGTGTTATCACTGCTTCAGAAGTTCACAATGTGATAGCAAAGCCACGTTCCGGCAGCAAATGGCCTGATACAAAAATGTCATACTTCCACACCCTGCTGGCTGAAGTTTGTACTGGCGTGGCACCGGAAGTTAACGCTAAGTCGCTCGCATGGGGAAAGCAATACGAAGATGATGCCCGTGCCCTCTTCGAGTTTATCGCGGATGTTACCGTCTCGGAAACGCCAATAATTTTTCGTGACGAAAGCATGCGCACCGCCTGCTCTCCCGACGGTTTATGCAGCGACGGTAACGGCCTTGAGCTTAAATGCCCCTTCACTTCCCGCGACTTCATGAAGTTCCGGCTTGGCGGCTTTGACGCTATCAAGCCTGCTTACATGGCCCAGGTGCAATTCAGCATGTGGGTTACAGACAAGGACGCCTGGTACTTCGCCAACTACGATCCACGCATGAAGCGTGAAGGCCTGCATTATGTCGTGGTCGAACGGGATGAGAAGTACATGACGAGTTTTGATGAGATGGTGCCGGAGTTCATCGACAAAATGGACGAAGCACTGGCGGAAATTGGTTTTGTATTTGGAGAACAATGGGGGGTTAATAACTAATGGATGAAGTGATTTTTACTTATAACGAAGAATCAGCACTGACCGCCGGACAAGGTGGTTTTATTACCGAAACGGGTGCGCATATCATTAACATCACCGAAGCAGAACTCAAGCAATCAGAAAAAGGTGCCCGATTCATTGAGTTTTCTGGAGAATCCGACGACGGACGGAAAATCCAATATCTCAGTGTTTGTGTTCAGAAGAATGACGGCACTGAAAATAAATTTGGGGCGAGCATTATTCACGCCATGATGGGATGCACAGGAATTGGGCAGTTAACGCAGCATATGGTTTCCGTCAGTAAATATGTTGCACCTGAGTTTCACGGAAAGAAAATCGGACTCGTCCTCCAGAAAGTATTAACCACAAACAGAAAGACTGGCGCAGACGGTTACCAGATGGAAATCCGCATTCCATTCATTGCAGAAACAGGGCAGACACTGAAAGAAAAAGCTGAAGGAAAGAAACCAGAAACTGTAGCAAATATGGTTTCCACTCTCAAAGACAAAGACAATCGCAGCAAAAACGTAAACCCGAATCACACGGACGCCCCAGGTTACTGGCAGTACGGCAGCGATAGTTTTTAATTCACAAACAAAACCAGGCTTTAAATGCAGTAAACAACCGAAGCCTCAATACACTCTCTACACGGAGATATAAATATGAGTCAGCATCAGACAGATGTTAATATTTTCATTAACGACCTCGACGGCGGGGTATTTGTTAACAAACTTGGCGCGGTATTAAGTGAAGTTGCCTTTGGCGTAAACAGCACAAACAAAAAAGGAAAGGTATGTGTTGAATTCGAATTATCTTCACTTGATGAAAATCGCGTATCAGTTTCCCATAAACTAAAATTCACACGCCCGACAATGCGTGGTAGTAAATCAGAAGAAGACACAACTAACACCCCGATGTTTGTAAATAAAGGTGGTGAGCTTACTTTGTTCCAGAAAGACCAGGGACAGCTTTTCGATAAACAGGGTCAACATGACGCTGTTTTACGCTGAATAATCCCCGCCTTAAAACGCTCGCGCATTATCCCCAAATCCATAAATTAAAGGTAAATATACATGTCTCAGTTAGATAGCAATGCCATTAAAGAAATTGTAAAACTCACCACTACTGCTTTTTCTGGTGAAAATTTGCCGCTTACGGAATGCCCTGTTGCGTTATTGCCGGACAATGTAAATATCGAAAGTCTGGAACGATTCATGACAGAACGTTTTCGTTTCCGTGGAGTCATGACCACAACCAGTATTGATGACTTTGTTGAATACAGCAAAGGGTATGCCGATGAGCACTCCCGCTGCTTCATTAACGCGGAAACGATGAAAGCAGTCACTGTGTTCAATATCGGCACTCTGGAGCAACCTGGACACGCTGACAACAAGGCACTGCTGGAACTGAAAGCCACATCACCATATCGCGCATTGCGTGACGTTGACGGCAAAAAACAACTCCAGAAGTCTCTCGCTGAATGGCTGGAAGACTGGGCCGACTTCCTCACAGCCTATGACAGCGACGGTAATGTGCTGGATATCAAACAGGCTATCTCTGCTGTCCGTCGTCTTACCATCGATGCAAAACGCAGTGCTGAATATGAAGAGCAAAACTTCAGCGGTAGCCGCTCAGTCATGGAGTCCGTGGAGGCTAAAAGCAAAGAAATCATGCCTGCCACTTTCCGCTTTGAATGCATCCCATACGAGGGCCTGGGCAACAGGGAATTCACGCTGCGATTAAGCATTCTGACAAGCGAACAGCCTGTTCTGGTGCTACGTATCGTGCGTGTTGAAGCTGCGGAAGAAGAAATTGCCAAAGAGTTCCGTGACCTGCTGAAAGAGCGTTTCGAAGAAGAAGATATCTTAACCTTCATCGGCACGTTCTCAGTGTGATGAAATCTGTGACAGGGACGTCACGACATATCGCTCATATTTCACGAGAAAATACACAGTTCTTGGAGGGTATACTATGCAATTTAAAGATTTACCAGAGGATATTCAGAAAATAGCTGCGGATACGCTTAAAGCCCATTTATCGGTGCTTGATTTAACAAAGGAACCAAAGGCGAATCTGGAAAATATATCCCGTAACGTGCGAGATGTTTTTGTCGGGCTGTATGCTTATGACAATGAAAAGCACGAGGAACATATTCAAAATGGTTGCATTAATAAATGTCAACAAAATATCAAACTTCCTGTTGCTGATAAAACAGAGCAGAAAACAGATGTATTAGTATTCTGGAATACCGTTGAGGCTATCGCCAGGAGCACGATGTTGGAGTTTAACAACATCAATCATTCCGGGATCGACACTCATCAATCATCACATCGTGAGGGGTTTTCCATTCTTCTAACTCTGTTACAAGAGCAAGGCGAATATCCTCAGCCGACATCAAACGATACTGAGCAATAGTCTATTCTCGTACGCTGCAACGTGAGGTCGTACCCCGGACACGGGTAAACATCCGGCAATTCCAGCTTACCACCTATTTAACCCCCTCCCCGTAACGAGACGAAGAAATGAGCACTCATCATGTTGTGAGTTTTTCAGGCGGTCGGACATCGGCGTACCTCGTCCACCTTATGGAGCAACGCAGAAAAGCTGGTGAAAACGTTCATTACATACTCATGGATACGGGATGTGAACACCCGCTGACGTACCGGTTTATTCGGGAGGTTGTGAAGTTCTGGGATATTCCGCTAACCGTGTTGCAGGTCGATATAAATCCAGAGCTTGGGCAGCCAAATGGTTATACGGAATGGGAACCAAAGGATATTCAGACGCGAATGCCGGTGCTTAAACCGTTTATGGACATGGTAAAAAAATATGGCACGCCATACATCGGCGGCGCGTTCTGCACTGACAGATTAAAACTCACCCCCTTCATAAAATACTGCGATGACCATTTCGGACAAGGGAACTACATCACGTGGCTGGGTATTCGTGCAGACGAACCCCGTAGGCTGAAACCGAAACCGGGCGTCCGGTATCTTGCCGAACTGTCAGATTTTGATAAGTCGGATGTTATCCGGTGGTGGCGAAAACAACCTTTTGATTTGCAAATCCCGGAGCACCTCGGGAACTGTGTTTTCTGCATCAAAAAGTCAACGCAAAAGCTGGGGCTTGCATGTAAAGACGAACCTGGTCTGATGCGGGTTTTTAATGAACTGGTTACAGGCAAACACGTCAGGGATGGTCATCGCAGAACAGGTAAAGACGTTATGTACCGTGGTCACCTGACGCTTGACGGGATTGCCAGGATGTATGCCGACAGCGACTACAGCAATTTGTATCAAGCGATGGTGCTGGCCAAGCGGTTTGATACTGGTTCGTGTTCCGAATCATGTGAAATCTGGGGTGACCAATTGGAGTTGAAATTCGAAGAGGTAGTGGCATGACAATCGTAAAAACCCATACCGGCATTGTGATCACCAAAGACGGCCCGCAGGTAAAAAAACTTCACCAGACAGAGCGGATGTGGGTCGTCGGCAAAAACGAGTTTTACCACAAAGAAACCGGACGCCGCCACTTTGCAGAAAATACGCGCCGCAGACTGCTGATCGACACAATCAAGCCTGTCGAGGTGAAGCATGTTTAAACAGAACGAAAAATCTATCGCTCAAATTGCTGAGTATATCCCGCGTACGTGCCGGGGTATGCAGTTGCAGGAAGCCAAAGCGCGCCTGGAGAAAAAAATTGCGCTCTATATCGATGACGGCTGTGATGCTGCCGTTCCTAACGCGGCTTTCGCACCAGCTCTTAACTGTCATACGCGGGAATCTTTTTTTTCGTGCATCGCAGCGCAGCTCCACAAAGGAGGCAACCAGTGAGCAAGATTGACTATCAGGAACTGCGTGAAAAGGCAGAGAAAGCAACTAAAGGAAGCTACATCGTAGGGCATACATCTGTTAACCAACACGGCAATTTAACAGGAGTTTTTGTTTGCCAAAAATGGAAAGGAGAACCCGGTGGCGTGATTGCAGAATGTCATGTTAACTGCCTGGTTGAAACAGATGCTCAGGCTTACGCAAACGCTGAATTTATTGCTGCCTTTAATCCAAATGTTGCGCTGGCACTGCTGGATGAACGGGAAAGAAACCAGCAATACATCAAACGCCGCGACCAGGAGAACGAGGATATTGCGCTAACGGTAGGGAAGCTGCGCGTTGAGCTTGAAGCAGCAAAATCAAAACTCAACGAGCAGCGTGAGTATTACGAGGGCGTTATCTCGGATGGAAGTAAGCACATAGCAGAACTGGAAAAACAATGCGCCGAATGGGAGCGAAAAGCATTAAGCAACTTTGAAGAGTGTGCTGCGATGGCTGAACGTATCGAAGAGATGCAGACAAAATCTGCACCAGATTCGTTTGGCATCATCGGTGAAAATATTCGAACACAGGATAATCGAATAACGTCAGATCCTATGTTTTGTGTGTATCAAAAGCGCGAAATCGTTGTTGATGCTGATTATGACTATGACCGGATTGTCTGGGTTGATGAAGATGGCAATGAAGCCAATAAACTCCAAAGTCGTCGTCTCGAACTACTTCATGAAAACTTTCGGGAGCCACCAGAAAAATGGCGGCGCGTTGCTGTGAAAGATATTGATGAATTCGTTACCTGCTGTTTCACCGAACAGGGTTGTAAAGATTACCTAGCAGTCAATGGTCACAATCTTCGATTGCCATTTATATATGTAAAAAGCGGTTTCAGGAACGCTGAATATATCGGCATAAGAAACTGGCTTGCTGGCATTCGCATCAAAGGAGAGGAGCATGGAAATAAAACCAGAGGATGAGTTAAGCAATATCGTTTTATTTCCGGTAAAAGAGGATGACCCTCGTAATCAGGTTAATTTTCTTTATGAGCCATCGGAAAGACCATATTGTCATCACGCCTCTGTTCGGGTTGACGAAAAAGAGCGCCAGGTCCGCTGTAAAATCTGCGGTGCGGTTGTGGAGCCGTTTGACTGGATGCTCTCTGTGGCGAAAAGAGAAACCAGACTGGCAGATGATGTAAGGCTATTGCGCCAGGAGGAACAGGAAAGGCGGAAAAATATAGAAAAGTTAATTCAGATTGAACGTAACGCGAAAGCGCGGATACGCAGGGCGACAAAATCCAGAACTGAATAAATAAATTTAGCGCTGTAAATAAAATCTAATCCTGAACTGGAGGTATATTTATGTTAAATACACAGAAAGCCATTAATGCGGAAAAATATAACGAGTGGGCAAGAAAATTCTCTGAGCAGATTTTTAAAATTACTGGCGATGAGAATGCGGCAAAAAATGAATTAGAACCGTGGACACCTGAAGGAAACGCACCAAATTATTGCTGGTGGGAGGTTGATCCGGTTGATGTTGCAAATGAAGCCATGAGTTACCACAACGATTAATGTCAGGAGGCCGCCCGAAAGGGCGGTAGTTAAATGCGAAAGTTTAAAATAATTATTGAAACGGGAATAGCCGGTGGAGATTTCGAGGATGAATTCGAAGTGGATGATGATGCGACGCCTGATGAAATACATGACGAAGCAAAAGATATTTTCTTTAACTACTGCAATTATTCATATCACGAAATAAAAGACGAAGAGGAAGAACAAAATGGCTGATTTTGGTTCAACTAAATACAGCGTCAGTTTTGAAGAATGGCATGAACTGTTAATGGAATATGCAGAGTTACGTGGTGGCAGTGCTGCTGATGCTGAAGCATGGCGTGATGATTATGAAGCAGGAAAAAATCCGGTCGAAGCATATTGTGATGAGTGGGGCGATGAATGAGCGAGATTGACTATCAGGCGCTGCGTGAAGCAGCAGAGAAAGCAACTAAAGGATGCTACATCGTAGGGCATACATCGGGCAATCAGCATGGGAATATAACAGGAGTTTTTGTTTGTCAAAAATGGAAAGGAGAGCCCGGTGGCGTAATTGCAGAATGTCATGTTAACTGCCTGGTTGAAACAGATGTTCAGGCTTATGCAAACGCTGAATTTATTGCTGCTTTTAATCCAAATGTTGCGCTGGCACTACTGGATGAACGGGAAGCCCAAAACAAACGAATTGCAGAGCTGAAAGCTAATCTTGTGGCGCTGGCGGCGGAGAATGCGGTAATAAAGTCTGCAATTCCAGAACCACGGGATATTGAGGACGACAATGACAATATGGATGACGTATCTCTTGCTGAAGATTTCGGGTTCAATCATGCAATAGAACGGATGAGGAGACGGATTCCTGAAACTCCGGCCACCGACGCTTTCCTGGCTGAAGTACGGGCGGGGTTGTTTAACGAGCTTTGCGCGGCGTTTGTCAGGTACGAAAAAGTTGCAGGACTGGATGATAGCGATACAGTAACGCTTAAGGAAGCGACAGAAGCATTGCTGGATTGTGCGGAACAGCTTATCGCGCCTGAATAATTAAATTTAGTTAAAAATTTAATCCTTAACCGGAGGGATTTCTGCACCCTCAAAACATCAGGAGGCCGCCTGAAAGGGCGGTAAGAAATGACTACATTATTCAGAAAAGAATATCCGAGAAAAAGTAGAGCGACAGAATTTTTGTTTCTCATTATATTTATCGTGTTGATGATACCGATACCCCCGCTATTACTGGTCTGGTTTATCGTGAAAATAATTGAGCCAGTTATTGAATTGTATAACGACGTGGTGTGGGCGTCGTTCAGCACACTGCACAATAAAATTAATCCGTATAAGGAAAGCTGATATGGCACTGACGAAAAAACAACGTGCAGAGCTGCGCATGAAGTTCGGCGGTCGCTGTGCTTATTGCGGCTGCGAACTTGGCGAAAAGTGGCATGCAGACCATGTAAAACCGGTCATTCGTTTTGATGGAAATATGCTTCACCAGGAACGTGACGATATATCCAACATGGTTCCGGCATGCCACCCATGCAATCTGCACAAGCATTGCAGTAGTCTGGAAGATTATCGGCGAATTATCAGTGATGGTCGTCGTGAATTCCTTGCGTCCGGGAAAGGCAAAGCGCTGGTTCGTATGGGATTGGTTGAAATGAAATCTGACCCAGTTGTGTTCTGGTTTGAAAAATATCAAGAAGGGGCTACGGCATGACGACTTTTACCAGAGAGCAGTTAATAGCTCACGCAGAGGAGACTATTGAAACACAGAGACTGTGCATACCGGGCACAATCGACCATGACATCATCCGCACATATAAGATGGATATTGCTGTTCTGGAAATCGCACTGGTATCGCTGGCAGCAGAGCCAGCCGGTAAATTGCATGAATACAAACCAGTGGGATATCAGCGTCTGGTCGATGAGTTAACCATGCTGGTAAAGCAGTTAACCTGGCAACTGAGGAAAGCGAAGCCAGACTGCAAATTACCGGATAAGGCGATGAGTTATCTGGAGCGGAACGGACTGATAAGCGTGGAGGATATTTTACGATGACCTGGCCTGAAGCATTCACAACGGTAGGAATTGCGATGGCGGTGGCGCTGGTGGTGTATTCGATTTGCCGCTGGGGATAAATCGCCGAAAAAAGATCCCGACATAAACATGAGCCGGGATCTTTGATTTATATAGCCTACGAATCCGCCAGTAAGAGAGGGGGCGGACGGTTAATTCTAACACCGGAATGATGTGGGTAAAAGTTTATAAGAAATCGGTTTCATAACTTTGCCCACCATGATAGATACCGACAATAAAGACTTTTCTGCTATCAACGGCAAAAGCAATAATCGTTCTGTGGCGGAAATGAGTTACCCGCATCCCCTGGCGAATATCATCGCGTTTATTGCCCCGATGCGGGAATGTAGAAAACCCATCAAGATAATCAAGAAGCGCATTGGCATAATTGTCAGCAATGACGTTCCCTGCTTTCTCCGTTATATACCTGTGCAGGTTGATTATTTGTTGTTCGGCCTCAGGAGTAATGATGACTTCATATGTCATGCAGATTACTTCCCGGATCGAATCGCGGCGCGAACCTGTGAAATGGAGCGTCCGTTGTTTGGATTTTCGCGGATAGAATCAAGAGAGGGGGCGGCTGAATGCGTTAACCACGCTTCGATTGCTTTATCGCGCTCATTCAGTGCGCGAAGCCCTTCACGAATGACCTCGCTTTCTGAAGCATAGGCACCGGAAGCCACACGGGCGCGCACCATGTCAGCCATTTCGTTAGTTAATGTAATGCTGAATTGTTGGGTTGTACGCATGGTAAACCTCACTGAGTAGGATAGAACACTATTCGATGATAGCACGCCACTTGTTGACGACAACACATATCCGGGATTATATTCTTCGCACGGTCGAGTTGACCGTCGGGATTCGAACCCCGGATAGAAACCGCGACAGAGACACGCCGCGAGCGTGTTTTTTATTGTCGTATGCACGCGCACATCTGAATTATGGTGGGGCGTATAGGGGAGCTGAAAAGCTCGCCGGTTGGTTTCCCGGTAGTTCGAACCCTGTACGTCTCACCACCCGATGATTCGAACCTAACGGTGGTGATAGTTTAGAAACCACTCGAGGGCGTCATAATGACAACTCAAGTTTCTGTTGAAACACTCTCCACGATTACTTACAAGCAGATCCCCGTTATCACTACCGAACTTTTGGCGCACCTTTACGGCACAGAAGCTATTCGTATTCGCCAGAATCACCACGAAAACAAAGGTCGTTTCATTGAGGAAAAACACTTCTTCAAACTTGAAGGTGAAACTTTACGTGAGTTCAAGCACAGAGTAGCTTTTAACTACTCTGTGAAAATCGCCCGTAACGTTCGCTCCCTCATCCTCTGGACAGAACGCGGCGCAGCCCGTCACGCAAAAATGCTCGAAACCGATCGGGCGTGGGAAGTGTTCGAAAAACTGGAAGACTGCTATTTCAGTCAAAAAATCCCAGAACAACTTCAGCTTCCAGAATCAACACTATCTATCAACTACCCTCTATCGTGGTTTTCAGAGCACCACCCCTACTCCATGATGAGCTATGTTGATCGAAAAACTCTTAACCTGGACGTTTCTGTACTCTTCGACATGCCAAGCCCAACCATGCGTATCCTCAACGAACTACACAGCAAGGGCTATAACGTCGATGCGGCTGTCGCTGAATTTAACGCCTTCAAACATCTGACGGAAGAAATGCGCCGCACGCTACAGGATATTTCAAGACTGTCAGATCGAAATTCCCGAAAAGGCTTCTCGTTAAGCCTGTAACTTCCCCTACCATCCCCGACATCCCGTCGGGGTTTTCATATCTGGAGACAAAAATTTGAAACAGATCGCTTTCTACAGGCGTTCTGGAAGGCCCGGTGCCTTCCGTGGGTTAAAAGAACGCGTCACCTGGATGATTCAGTCTCGTGGTCGTCCTGTTACTGGCAGTGAAATAGCAGAGAAATTTGGTGTTTCACTTTGCGAGTTCAACAAGGTAGCTCGCGGCCTGACAAAGGGCAGTAAGGTTGTGAAAATAAAGGCTTCAGAACCATTCACCACAGACACCGGAATCGTTGATCGCTTTTTCTCCCTCGAATCAAATCCTCGTCGTGACACACCTCGCTCACGCAATGCCGTTCCTCCATTCAGTCGCAGAAGCCGTGAACACGCAGCAAAAAACTGTCGCGAGGAATACGTGCAAAAGGCCGAACGCCGTCGCCGACTGATTAAAGCAGGACTTTACATTGATGAGTTTGAAAACGCGCTATGACGAAAAAATACACTCTCATTTACGCAGATCCCCCCTGGACATTCCGAGACAAAGCAACCGATGGTCAACGCGGTGCAAGTTTTAAATATCCGGTCATGAGTCTTCTGGATATCTGCCGCCTCCCGGTATGGGAACTGGCAGCCGATAATTGCCTGTTGGCTATGTGGTGGGTGCCTACACAACCACTTGAAGCATTGAAGGTTGTAGAAGCGTGGGGCTTTCGTCTGGTGACGATGAAAGGATTAACCTGGAACAAATGCGGGAAAAGACAGACCGACAAGCTGGTCATGGGTATGGGTAGCACCACTCGCGCTAACAGCGAAGACTGCCTTTTTGCAGTGAAAGGAAATCTGCCTGAACGCATTAACGCCGGAATAATCCAGTCATTCACTGCACCGCGCCTTGATCACTCCCGCAAGCCGGATATGGCGCGAGAAAAACTTGTGCAACTTCTTGGCGATGTTCCCCGGATAGAACTGTTCGCCCGTCACACCTCGCATGGATTTGATGTCTGGGGTAACCAATGCGGAACACCATCCATTGAGATGGTTCCGGGTATTGTTAAATTTCTGGAGAAAACCAATGAGCGAAAAAACGACGTTGACAAAGGCATCACCAGTTGAATTAAGGCAGTGCCTGGAAATCGCAAATCAACTTGCCAGAAGTGGAATACGCTTTGTTCCGATCCCGATCACAGCAGATACAGAACTTCATCTGTTTGGTGAAATTCTTTCCCGAAAGCTGGATGAACTGGAAAAGCTGGTAGAAGAAGCTGACACCTCACCAATCGCATAACACCCCCACCGACATTAAAATATCAGGAGAAAAAAATGAACGCCGTACTCACAGAATTGAACAAATTAGGAAAAGCAACAGCCGACAGCATTTCTAAAGGTCTCAATATTGATTTGAATGACGTCATTGATACGCTGTGGAAGTTGAAAAACCAGGGGATCGTAAAGGTAAAAAACGGCATCTGGCAGGCAGTAGAGGGAGTTGGAAGCAAAACAGATATTGATTCAGTTCAACCAGTTCAACCAGTTCAGCCAGTTCAGCCAGTGCAGAACAACATTATAGGTGACCTGCTACGTAAATCACGGAAAGAAGCGCGCCGCGCCGGGCGGAAACAGAAACGATGGGAGGGTGCATGTAAGGCGTTGCAAGAACTGAATAAATACCGTGACTTGATCAACGAATTGTCAGAGTGAACGTAGCGGGAATCCACGTCCTTTAGGGCGTGGATGATATCAGGCTGTTGAAATACATGTAGAAAAGGAGCGCATACTATGGAAGTCAACTTAATGACCGAAAAAGAGGTTTCTGATTTGTTACAAAAAAGGCGCACAGCTTTGTATAATTTGCGAAAAAAACACGGATTCCCGGAACCAGTACTTACTCATCCGGCGCGATATAGTCGTCAGGCCGTTGAACAATGGCTTAAAGCCGGAGGAATTAACCGAGCTGTTTAGCGTGCCAGAAAATTTTATCAGCATACAACTCATACGCATCTTTCTGTTCCGACAACCAGTCGTGTTTATTATACACGGCCATAACTCCCCCAAGTTCATGCCCCAGCATTTTTTCAGTGACGTGGGGCATAATTCCTTCCCCAGATAAATTCGTTACCAGAGAACGCCTAAAATCATGCGTTCTCCATTCAGGAATATCAATTTTCTCCCTTAACTTTTTCATGTACAAATTAGCCGACGAACGATCAATAGGTTTATCTATTTCCTGCCCGGGGAATAGCACATCAAAACCCGCATTAAGCAATCTCTCGATATAAGGTTTAACCTGAGTGAATACCGGACGCCGGATAATATTCCCCATTTTTGAATGCTCTTTTGGGGTTGTCCAGACCAGATCTTCCATGTTGAACTCACTGGCTGTCGCGAGACGTAGCTCAGAAAGTCTGGCCCCCCATAGCAATAGCAATTGATGTAACACCTTGTTGGAAGTAACTACTTTTGAGTTCTCCAGCGCCAGCCAAATTTTTGCCAGTTCCGTATAGGTAAGTACACGACTCCCTACATCTGGTTTTTTCCCAATATTCTTAACACTAAGCTTGAGTAATTCGCATGATGGGATTAACTGGCGGCTGATACACCAGTTAATAACTGAACGCAGTTGTAACAACAAAACACGAGCCTTTTTCTTGTTGAGGCTTTCTTGTTTGTCAAAGAAACGAGCCCATGCCGATACTGGGATACTGGCAACTGGCGAGCCTTCAAACTGTGTGTACATAGTGTTGTACACGACGGATCTGTAAAGCGTCTGTGTATTGGGTTTCAGATCAGTAACATACTTATCCCACCACTGATCCAGGCATTCTTTTAATGTCAGTTCGCCGTCACTGGGCGCAAAATAATTTTTAGGGTTAACTCCCTTCATGTACAATGCGCGCATCTCACCGACGATAACACGCGCGTCCTTCAGTGAAGTAGACGGATAGCGCCCGACAGTAAGACGTACTGGCTTACCATTCCAGCGATAACGGTACTGAAACGTGATAGTTCCTGCTGGAGTAATCCGCACACTTAACCCGTCACCATCGGTGATTTCAGCAGGGCCAGAGTAGGGTTTTCCGTAGAGGCCTCGTAGTTTGGTGTCGCTCAGTGCCAATGCTTTATATCCTGTACACAAGTTTATAATGTATTCTGTACTCAATATGTACGCATTAGCAAGTGAACAAAACACTTTTCAACGCAAAAGAAGATAATCAACCATGAACAAAAACAAACTTACACCTTGATTTTAAAACCATAAAGACGGTATTATCAGTCATATGGTGAACAACCAAAATCAATACGCAACAATGTCCTCTTAGTTAAATGGATATAA